AACAAGAGGTACCGTTACTCCGTCAGGGTATAAATCAGGTAATTCAGATAACTCATTAGTATCTTGAATATTTAAAAGTCGACATACAACATTGACACCTGTTTTTGGTAAATTAAATTCAAATAAGCCCTTTTCATTAGGTTTTATCTTAGTTTTTTCAATGTTTAATTCATCTAAAGCCACCTTAAAATTAAAATCCTTACCTGTTTTTGGGTCTTTTAATACAAAGTTATAGTCAGAACCAAACGCAGTATTTCTTAAAAATATTAATACAGCCTCGGCGTCCCCATCTAATAATTCGTTAACATTAAAATCAGGTTCGTAAATTTTATTTTTTAGTAATGTCATCACTAAGTTTTTACTTCCTGAATTAGATAATAATAAGTTTTCATCCTGAGCGGTTAAATAACCGACTTTAAGTGATTTTTTCTTATTAGTGTAAAAAATACCTTGCGATGGTAATGGTACCACATCGTGTGGTAAATTCATATTTGCTTGTCCGTATTGTTTTCCTTGGTCCATAATAGTTTATTTAAATAAAAAACCATAGAAGTTCAATGACCTCTATGGTTTTAAATATACAATTGATTGGTTTATTATCAATACTTGTTTTATATTAGTATACCAAAATACATCTATCAGGACGTAATGTAGCTGTAATAGTAGCTAACGCATCATCACTATATCCTAAACTATCGAAATTAACATCAGTTAAAAATGTTCCTTGTAGAATCCATTTTTCAACCGCCACACCTGTTGGGTCTAACATCTCTAGGTCTAAGTCTTTCTTATAACCTGCAGCATATCCCATACGTCCTGTTACGGACTCTGAATGTAATCTAACCCACTCCATTAACGCTTGTGACGCTGATGGTCCAATTGGGTCACGGAATGTAACGTTTATCGTGTTCCACACGAATCTACCTGCTACGTATGTAGAGGTGTTTAAAAAAGGAATCTCTGTTGACCCGATTTGGATGTTAGGTCTTGATGTAGACTCAACATACCAAGAATTAATACCCAATGAAGATGGAAACGATAGTATAAATCGGTTCTTCCTTTTTGGTTCATAGGGAACGGGCATTTTCATTAATAAGTCTGCCATTGTATTTTGGTTTTATATTTCTTTAGTTTATTTAATTATAAATATCCAGTTTAAAAGTTTTTCTATTTACTTTTATTTTTTTTTCAGTAATCTACTAGAGCAAATAAAATATAATAATAATTATACTTCTTTTTTATCTCCTCCTTTAGTTAAATACATTTTAACTGGTTTATCTTTATATTCTTTATCTAAAAATGCTTTAATCTTTTCTACATTGCCTGGGTCATCGTCAGAAAACCCAATCATAGGTATGAAATTATTTTTTATATCATTTTTAAGAAAGGCTTTTTTACCAATTCTTTCACTCATTTCTTTCACATACGCGATAAAACTCCTTAAAGCTTTAATTTTACCCTCTTCAGGGTCAGCAGCGTTACCTTCACCATATGTTACAGGATGGTATTTATTTAAATCCAAATAATCATTAATCATTACGGACGAATCCTTTTCCTCGTCACCCGACATATTACGATACTTTTTAAGATTGTCAATTAAAGACTCCTTGCTAATACCGTTATGGTTAGTCACAATCATATTATAAATCGCTTCACGTAATACCGATGGTGTGTGACCTCTTGCAGTGATTATTGAAAAAATTGACCCCCCGTTTATCGCTTCAACAAAATCATTCCACGATGGACCTGGTTTTGCTAATAGGGAGTCCACTATAAAGGCGTTATCACCCTTAACTCCGAAATTTCTGTAAGGGTCATCGGCATACCCTACAATCATTTTACCCTTATATTCAAAAGGTTCTTTACCAATCATACCTCGATAGTCGGCGAAGTCTTCTGTTGACATTCCCACCTCCTCGTCCTCATCGGACAAAAGTATGATTTGTGTCGGCATAGTCGCAATATTATCATCCCAATCAAAAGCATAATACTTTAAATCGGGATTACCTTCAGGGTCAAACCCTTCTTGTAATTTTTTTTCGTGATAAAATTCTCTAATAACCTTCTTTAAACTCATCTTTCTACTTAGTTTTTCTTATTAATTTTTACCATTAGTCTCTCTAATTGTGACTCAGATATAACAATATTCTGAGGTTTTTTAGAAAAAGACTTTTTTCCGTCAGACTTTACGTTTAACGACTCGTTAAGTGTTTTTTTCTTGAATTCCATTTTATTTTTGTTTAAACGTTTAATTGGCTAAGAGGAGGGAATTAACCCTCCTCCTTAATATAAATATAGTTAGTTATTAAATATCTTCAAAAGATGCTCCTGTAGGAGTAATCAAGAATTCAATATCTATAAATTCAAGTGCTCTTGTTGGTTTCAAGTAAATTTTACCTGTTAACGTATTAGAGTCTAAATCTTCAGGTGTATTTGAAACTGTAACTCTAAAGTCAATCAAACCTCTGTCTCTTCTAATACTATCTAAGATAGGATTAACTGAGTCTAAGAACTCTTGTCTAACTTGTTCATCGTTTTGTTCGAATAATAATCTTACCGCTACTGCCGAAATTAACTTACGTGCTTGTAGTAATAATCTTCTAACATTTATTCTATCAAGTGCAGATTCTTTAATCTGTAAAGTTTTGTTACCCCAAATAACTGTACCAACATCAGAGAAGGTTGCTATCGGGTTTAATCTACCTTGATAAAGTGTATCTCTATCTTCTTGTGTTAGTTTTTTACGTGCTTTAACAGAATTAACTAAACCTCTCGTGTAACCCGCTGATGCGAACCATGGGAAAGCGATGTTGTCTGTTAATGCTAAGTTTCTAACAACTTCACCTGTTGGTGGAAGATAAATCTGTGTATTATTAACCGTATCTCTTGTAAGAATCCATGGGTAATAAGTTGCAGTGTAGTTAGAGTCAATTCCTGTATCCTCTAAATTATCTACCGCCTCTTCAGGATAAATGAAGTCCGTATCGAAATTCCCTAAAGAAGGTGTAAACATATTATAATCAGGTGTTGTACAAATATAAACTGAATCCGCTCTGTCCTGTTCAATCATGTCAATTGCTGACTCAACTAAATTTGAGTTGTTAACATAATCAATACCAGGTGTAGTAAACACGTTAATGTTAACTGATTCAGGATTATTGAATGTGTACTGACCCCATAAGTAAGCGTAATAATCAGTGTTAGCCCAAGTTAATTTATCTGGACCTACAATTTGTTTAAAAGCTCCCCACCCTGTTGCAGTTGGATAAGTTATTGATGGTGCAGCACCTGCTCTAAATCCAGCTGCACCTAATTGGTACCTGTCACCATTAGTTCTATATTGCCTGTAAATGTCCCATCCGTCAAAACCTCCTGATGGTACAACAGTGAACTTACGTGCATTTAATCTATAATATGGGTTACTTTCACTTTGAGGTTCCCCGTCAAAACTAGCGTCACCAACTTCAAAAGCGGTTTCACCTGAAGTAACATAGTTAGATGAAATTAAAATAACCGTTGCTCCTGAATCCATATGGTAACCTTTAGTTAGGTAAGACCATGGTTGTGAATCAGTAGCGGTCGCTAAATTAGTAGGATTTTGTTTTCCTTTATATGATAAGAAATCCGCATCTATACCTGCGGTGTTAGAAACACCTAAGTATGTTCTTCTTACTCTATCACCTGAACTTCTTGTTTCATTGTCTGTACCTGAAGCCGCACCAAATGGTGGGTTCCAAATAACTTCACCCGGTGTGTCATATTTTGTTTTATATTCTAAGAATGGTGATTTAACCCCTGAATACTGTCTAGTTTGATATCCTCTAAACCCACAAGGTAGTGAATCCATAGGTGCATCTTCATTCATTTCTAACATTATAAATCTTGACCTTAATTCAAATTCACCATTAGATGTACCAATTTTCTTAGCTACAAAACTATTTTGGTTGATATCCATCGTACAGTTAGTGAATTTCTCTAAAACTACAGGATTTGCGTCTGTATCGAAGAAATCACGTACTACAACATCAAAGGTTCCATTATTAAATGAGATATTCATAATTGAAACTTTTACCTCTCTGTTTGCAGCATTACCGTCAGATATTGTTATAACTTTAAACATATCATAAACTTGGTTACCTCTCAGTTCTGAAACAAAATATGGAGTTTCAGGTGTTTGATATTGTTCTAAATACCAACCAATACTTGTGTTAGTTCCTAAATCTTGTCTCGCACTTGGTAAATCAGTTAGTGTACAATTTAAACCACGAACACGACCTAATCTATAACCAGTATTTAATAAGTTATAATATTCTTCTTCTACGAATAAAGGTACTTCAGATTTTGGTTTTGCAAAATTCGATTTTCCGAATACCTTTGATAGGTAATTGGAATTAGATACGTTAAATGATGTTTGGAAAAAGAAATTATCTCCATTTGCAGTTGTTGCTGAAAGACCAAATGTAGAGAAAGGGTTAGTATTAACCTCCGAGTAAACACCCGTACAATCCATGTTAACATCAGTTAATCCTGATACTTCATATACAGGACCATCATCAGAAGTATATGTATCGATACCTCGTGAACGTAAAGTTGCTACTACCACATCATGATAATCATTATACGGTGTACCTGTATAATTAGTTACGTAAACTTGAGCGGTCCCTTGATATTCGAGACCAACCGTATTTACTAACGTGGTTACACCAAAGCCGAAACCTGTACCATTATAAACACCATTAGATTCTGTAAATAATGCGTAATACCATGGGTCGTTTACTGAGTCAGTTAATTCTATTGATTCAAACTGTATATTTTCAACACCTAAAACATTTACGTTACTTACGTAATTAGGTGTAGTAGTTACTCCTGTAATATTATCATATGTGGTCGAATCGACTGCTCCCCAAAAATAGGAGGTTTGTCCCGAATTTGCGTTGTTTACAATTTCAGAATAGAAATAACCTTCCATATCTGATTGTAAAGTTGATTCACCGCCAGTATATGTTGTATATGAATCTGTTATCACACCTTGAATTGAAGCGGGTAGACCACCATAATTGGTGATAGCCACACTTGTAGATGTTCCTGAAACTCCGGAGAATGACACTGTAAATGGTCCAGTTTGTCCCGTAGCGGTCGTTCCTGAACTATCTAAGTTACCGATAGTTGTTATTGACCATGAAGGTCCTGCGTCATACCCTGATAATCCAAGTACCCTTGTTACAAACAATTGATTTGATTGTTGTAGATAAGACTTAGCTATATAAGCCGCCTCATACTTAGGTATCTGAGTATTTACAAATTTAGTTGGATTTGTACCACCAAAATAGGATTGGAACTCATCGTAATTAGTAATGAAAATCGGCTCGAATGCTGGTCCCGAAATTGTTTCACCTACTAACCCAAGAGTTGTTACTCCTACACTTTGTGCTACAAAACTTAAATCTCTTTCTGATGTATAAACACCCGGAGATACGAATACTTTGTTAGATGTCGCCATTGTGTAATTTTTTTCTTAAGTTTTTATTTATAGATAAATATTAGCAAAAAGATGAAAAAACTATTACATAAAGAGTATATTTATATAGAGTAGGAAAAAATTCTACCTTTTTTCTACTTTTTAAAAAAACATGGATGAGTAAAATAAAAAACATAAAAATTTCACCTGAGTCACATAAGACTTTAAAACTATACTGCGAAAAACACGGTTTAAAGATTTATAAATTCTTAGAAAAGTTAATTGAGGATAATTGTAAAGAAGTTAGAGATATCTACGGAGAGTAATTATAGAAGTCTAGCTTTAGATTTTAATACTGACTGTTTGGTTATATCTATTTTAACTACATCAATCTTAATCTCATCATTAGTTGATACCTTTATTGTTGCGATATCATCACCAATATAGTTATCATTAATATAAACGGAATAACTATCTACATTAGACGTTTCTAATATTGTTAAATCAATTTCATATCTGTAAGTTTCAGTTAAAGATTCTAAACCACTAACAAAAATAATGTCTAAATCAAAATCACTTGGATTCGAAGGTAATTTCTCAACTCTCTTACCAGTATTAAGTAAATCAACCTCAAATATAGTTGCGGTTCTAGATATTGCAGGAGACACCTCAAACTCTTCTTCATCTAATAAGAATCCCATCATTAAGAATTCGTAGTTTTGTACGTAGTATTTTCTTTTCTCAAGTTCTAAAACGGATTCGTCAGATGAACTGTTTAATATCATTGGTATATAGTGACCCTTTATTTCTGTATACGCTTGTCTAGATGAAAATTTCTGTAATACCTTTTTATTAAAGTCATTTAACTCTCTCATTCTATTACAGAATATTTTTACATTGTAAGTAATATCTACAGGAACGGGTTGAGGTATTTTATATATGTCCATTCCTTTTCTTTGTCCGTCCCACGTTGGTACTTTAGCGTAATAGAATTGTCTTCTATTTGGTATTGTATATTGTAATGATGGATTTGTCCCAAACTTAACATCGGGGTTTCTAACCGTGGCAACAAAAGGGGGTTTAATATTTTTATCTAAATCCTGAAAATTCCAAGTCTCAGTAAACTGAGCCCAATTTTGTGTGGTTATAATTAAATCTATATTTTTTATATTCTTCCCGTTTACTGAAATACCTAATTCGTCTCTAACAAAATCTAACATACCCCTATCTAAATCTGCATGTAAAATGGATTTTGGTAAATAGGTACCATCTTCTTGAATTTGTTCAAGTAGTTCCTCTCTTCTCTGATGTAAAATTTTATCAGGAGTTAAAGGTAAATATTTTTTTACATTTTTAGGTAGTCCCATTATTTTACAGTTTCACTTATAAAAAATACTTTATTCTTAGAGTTAATCATTTCAACCTCGTTAGCATTGTAAATTGGTTCCTCACCATCTTTTCTAACGAATGAGTCATACTTATACGGATTATACGTTATCACATTCTCATTTGGCTCATCAGGTAAGTTTTCACACGGAAACGTACAAAAATCCATTAAAGTTCCAATCACAAAGGCATGTACATTTTTTCTCATTTCATCTCTTACTTTTTCTTTACCTCCTTGTCGTACTCTAAATTCAACATCTTTTAATTTAACATAATCGGCATACATTACAATTTTATTTTTATATGATACTGAAAATGTGTGTTTATGTAAGTTATAGTATACCATAACTTTTTTACCTATATAATTAACTTCTTGATTATCGTTACCACATTTATGACAGATATACGGGTCGTGGCCACCGTCACTTAAATCCCAAGACCACCCACAATCATCACACACAACTTTTTCACCTTCAATACCTTCACACATATGTGACATACGGGTTTTAATAAAATTTATTTCTTTTAGTAATTTTTTCATATTCCTCTAAATTCCCCGTCATTAACAGGTGCCGCAATTATACTTCGGTAAAATGGTTTATACCCACCATAAGTATGTTTATTGTCGCTAACAACACGACCATCATTAACAACAGAGTAATACCTTACTCGGTCCTCAGTTTCATAATAACCTAAATAATCGCCATAATCGATGTCAATATTTAACTCGTCTAACGCGTCTTGGTAAACACCAACCTTTAAGTTACCTGGTTCTAATTGTGATAAATTAGCATTAGAATAATTTTGATTTTCAGGTGTCTCGATAGTTACGTATCCTTTAAATTCAACAGGAGGTAAAAACTGTATTCCGTCCTCTAAAGATTCTCCATACACATCATCGGTTTTAGTTTTTTGTCTATCGACCTTATATAGAACAACGGTGAAATGCATATCACCTTCAAGCCATTCACGACCCATATTTTGTTCTAATCCAAAATCCTCGGAACCGAAAAACTTTTCTAAACGCGTTATTGGTATCTTTCTATTACTCATATATTGATAAATAGTTAGTTTATAGTTATATTATAAATATTAGATTATGGAAAGTAATAAAGATAAATTATCTAAGATACCTGAAGTTAGGGCGCAACGTACATTAGAAGTATACGATGGGTTCAATAATTATATACAATCTATTCAAAAAAAATTTAAAGAACAAAAACATTTTAAATTAACAAGGGCTCAAGCCGACTACATCAATAGTTATCATGAGTTAGTCCCTAAAATAGCCAGAAAGTGGGTGGACTTAGATAGTTACTTCGGTAAGAAGATGATGGAAGATAAACTTCTTACAAAAGTACCTGAAAAAGTTTACATTGAAAAACTTTTGGTCGAAAAAGATAAATCTTTTCACATATGGGGTAAAATATTTGAAAATGAAAAATTACATTCATTTTGGTTACCTCGTGTTGCACTAATAAAATCACAGGAAATTGAAAAGGTTCAAATAGATTATACTAAATACTCTCATAGACCTCCGTTAGAACATCAAATAGAATCTATTGAAAAATTAGCGAGTCATAAGAAATATATCTTAGCTGATGATATGGGGTTAGGTAAGACTACCTCAACCGTCATTGCTGCTTTAGAGTCGGGAGCCGAAAGAGTATTAATTGTTTGTCCAGCATCTTTAAAAATTAATTGGAAACGTGAAATTCAAAATTATACCGAAAAAAGCATATCAATAGTCGAAGGTAAGAAATGGGAAAGTGCCGATTTTGTTATTATTAACTATGACATATTAAAGAATTTTCATGATATAAAAAACAAAGAAGAATCAATAATATTGCAAGAAGGGTTTGATTTAGTTGTTGTCGATGAGGCACATTACATTCAAAATGTTCAAGCAAAAAGAACTAAATTAATTAACGACATAATAAATTCAATAGGTAAGGTATGGTTACTAACGGGTACTCCAATGACATCAAGACCAATTAATTATTATAATTTATTAAATTTAGTAGAATCACCTGTGGCTTATAATTGGATGGCGTACGTAATTAGGTACTGCGAAGGTTATCAATTTAATGTGGGTAATCGTAAAGTGTGGAACGTAAATGGGGCGTCTAACTTATTAGAGTTAAGAGATAGAACCAAAACGCATGTTCTTAGAAGATTAAAACAGGATATTTTAGATTTACCTGATAAGATTATCACTCCCGTTTATTTAAATTTAAAATCTAAAGAGTATATGGCACTTATGGGTGAATACTACGATTGGATGGAGGATGATAGGGAGAAAAAATCATTAACCGTACAATTTTCTATGTTAATGAAAGTCAGACAAATAATTGCCGAAAATAAAATAAAAGAAACTTGTGAGTTAGTTGAAAACATTATTGAACAAGGAAAGAAAGTAATTGTCTTTACCAACTTTACTGACACACTAAATAGAATTGCGGACCACTTTGGTAAAAAGGCAGTTAAATTAGACGGTAAGATGAGTAAAGTTGCTCGTCAAAACTCTGTAGACCAATTTCAAGAAAATGATAAAATAAAAGTTTTTGTTGGTAACTTAAAAGCTGCAGGTGTTGGTATAACTCTTACCGCAGCAGAGGCAGTAGTTATGAATGATTTATCATTTGTTCCTTCTGACCATTCACAAGCCGAAGACAGAGCGTATAGATACGGACAAAAATCTAATGTTTCTGTATTCTACCCAATTTTTGAAAACTCAATAGAAGGTATCATATATGATATTTTATCTAATAAGAAAAATATTTTTGAAACGGTTATGGGTGATAATGAGGAGAGAGGGGACATAATGGAACAAATTATTAATGAAATATCAGTTAGAAGATAAAAAATTATAATTAACCATTATTTATAATAAAAAAATAAATGAAGTTCAAAAGATTAATAAATAAAATCTCAACGATTGAACATAAAATTAATAGCCGAGAAAAGTTAACAGAAGTTAACGTTAATATCTCGCACACTCCCAAACAAATTTTAACAGAAATGAAAAAAATTGGTATAGAAACATTACCGTACTCTTATTCTGCCTTAGAGAGATTTATAGATTCAGAAACTATGGATACTCACTATAACAAACATTATAAAGGATACGTTAAGAAATTAAATAATGCATTGTCGAGTAGAGTTGACGGTAACATTGAATTAGAACAATTAATAAGAGGTATTTCACGATACAATAAAACAATTAGAGACAATGCAGGCGGAGCATTCAACCACGCACTTTTTTGGAAAATAATGTCACCCAAAAAACAAAGAGCTCAAGGTGAAATTTATGACAAAATAATTAAGGATTTTGGTAATTTTCCTAAATTCAAAAAAATATTTAGTAATGAGGCAATAAAAAACTTTGGTTCAGGATGGACTTGGTTAGTCTTAACTAAGAATGGTAAATTAAAAATAATGTCCACCCCAAATCAAGACAACCCATTAATGAATGTGGTTAAAAATGGTGGATACCCATTATTGTGTTTAGATACATGGGAACATGCTTATTACTTGAAATACCGTAATAAGAGAGATGAATATGTTAGAAATTTTTGGACAATAATCAATTGGGATTATGTTAATGAATTATATTTAAATCAAACATCAAAAAAACTAACTGAAACGAAGATAGTTAAAAGTATTATTTCTGAAGGTGCGAGTGCAGGATGTAATAGAAATCAAGTACAGACGTACCGCAGATTATTTAATACTAATCCTGAGATAAAAAAACGTTTTATGTATACGATAATGGATATACTAAAAGAAGTATTTTCAGAATATTGGTATGAAAAAAACAAATACTCTAAAGGTCAAATGTCAGGGATTTATGATTATGAACAAAAAGGTCGCTCAGTGATTAATAAGTTAAATACCAACTACACAGCTTTTTGTACATTAGTGAGTGACACAAATAAATATTTAAGAAAATATGGTATTGATGCAATTAATTTTAATGATAAAAATCACAAACAACAACTAACTGAAGTTGATAGACTTAACAAATATTTGATAGAATTAAGGTACTCTATTTTTAACGCAGATTCACCAACGTTTAAAACTCTAATGTCTGGTTTAGATAAAACAAATAAGTTTGGAGATAAAAGAGAGGTTGACGCTGTTGTAAGTTTAAAAAAAATATTTAACACTTCTGATGTCAAAAAAGTTGGGGAACTAGGTGACGTAGATGATATGATTAAAGGTATAGACGCAGTCGTCACATTACCTGAAGGTACTAAAACAATACAAATTAAACCATTTAATCGTATTAATAAAAAAGACGGTAAAGTTATTGTTTACGGTACAGGAAACGTTAAACCCTATAAAACGGATTATTTAGTTTTTCATAGTGATAAGTTAGGAACTGAAGTTTTTGAGAATAAAAATACTAAAATAGTTAACGGAAGATACGTTTTTAACGAGTCATCACAATATATTAATTAAAGAAATGTAGTTTTCTGAATATTTATTAAGAAAACACACATATGTCAGTAATAGTTGAACCACAAAGAACAAAACTTTATACCCGTGTAAAACACCTATTAGGTGCACCAATACGTAGTATTGAAATAGAAGATGAAATGATGGACTCTTTATTAGAGTTATCTATTCAGGATTACGCTCAATATGTGAATGATTGGTTAATAGAGTCTCAATGGACATCACTTTACGGTATGAACTTAGATGAACAATCTGTCACAAGAGCATTCACTACTCGTTCATTAGACTGGGAAACTCAATACACCTATTCTTATTCTAAAATAGTTGGACTTCAAGCCGGTGGAGACTCAGTACTCAAAAAAGATTATATCGACTTAAAAACAAACCAACAAATTTATGAAATACCAGCAGGTAGAGAATTAAATGAATTATTATGGTTTTCAAGAGCAGAATTAGACGCAGCCTTTTTCGACCCATTTATGGGTGGATTTGGAGGTATGGGTGGTGTAGGTTTAGGTGGTGGTGCCGGATTTTCACAAATGGGACAAACAGGTAATTACATGATAACACCCGCTTTTGACATTTTACTTAGAATGCAAGACATAAATTTAAAACGAAGACTTATTGGTGGTGAATTAACGTATAGAGTAACTGCGTTACCTGAAGGAAAAAAAGCCGTACATCTTTATAATGTCCCTGGAGGTAAATTTGATTTTGGTACAATAGAAAATAACGAATATAGAGTATGGTATTGGTATTACGAAACTAATGATAGGGAAGATTGTTTAGCTAAAAACCCTGATGTAGTGAGACTACCTTCTGATATTCCAATTGATGAAATGTTATGGGCAGAACTAAATAATCCAGCACAAGCTTGGGTTAGAAAGTGGTTTGTTGCTTATGTTAAAGAAACTTTAGGACGTGTAAGAGGTAAATTTAGTGGTAATTTAAAAACTCCAGATTCTGAAGTAACAATGGATTACGATTCTTTACTCACTGAAGCTAAAGACGAAAAGAGTAAATTAATGGAAGAATTAATGAATCGATTAGAAAGGTTAAGACCTGATAAGATGATGGAAAGAGAAGCTAATTTAGCTGAAAATTTAAATAAATCATTACAATACAGAGCGTTACCGAGACAAATGTACGTAATTTAACTATGGGAATTATAAAAACACGACCGATTAAAAAAATTATTAATGGTAAAGAAACTATTTTTTCTGAAACTATTATGGTAATTAATATGCCTTTTTATAAGACAAATGGTGAGAGCGCTATTGTGGTTAAAAATAGTAATTCAGAATGTGTCATTTTATTAGATGAAACCACCACAGAACATATTACCGTAAAATCTATGTCAGACTCTATAGTAAAAACAGACAAACTAATCGATGAACAATATGAAGAAATTAGACTCGAAAAGTTTGCCTCTGTTGAACTAAGATATATAAATAACTACTGGTACGTTATGTCTTCTGATGGTCTAAAGAATTCATAATATTCATATTTTTATTAACGTATTCCATATCCACTAATTTAGTTGTATTCTCAAGATACATGTAATATGGGTTTATGTTAACGTCATCCCAAAACCTAATTTCGGGGTCAGATAATGTTAATACTTCATCTAAATTATCCTGACTACCTTCTTTCATGGGGAATCCTCTAACCAACTTAGTTTGTGATTTAGTAAAAAACGGTCTATCATCTGGATTATCCACTAATATTTCACTACGAATTTCAGGAGAAAACACTACCAACAAAGGTTCAATACGTTTATTAAATGCTGCCATATAACGAGGAATATTGTATTCACCTAATTTGTCAGGTGTTTCACTAATATATTTATCATCAATTAAATAACAATTCAATACGATTTCTGTAGAATCTGGAGGCATTGGCTTACCATTATTTATTGCATATTCTCTCTTTTCTGCCGCAGTTGCATTCCACTTATTCTTTTTTTGAACATCACCGTGAGATTTTCGTTCACCATTATTGACATAATAGATAGTATCACCTAATCCCACATTTAAGTTATGTTTTATAGCTAATTCCATATGTGCCTGTCGAGACATTAAAGACCCTGATTTGGTTCGTTTTTTTACGTGTAATTTATAATCACTTATACTTTGTTTAACACGAGATTTATTGGCGATTTTAGAAATCGGTATCTCCAAGTTATAAATTTTATTTACATACTCATAATAAAAGTCTAAAAACTCATGACCTTTACCGTCCAATAATAGACGTAACCCTTGGTCCAAAAACTCTGCGACATACGTTTGAAGCTTTTTAGATTTAATACTATTACCTGTTAATTTAACCTTACCTGTATCAGTGAGTAGTGCGTAGTTTTTACGTGCAACATTTATAGTAGACGGCCATACACCGTCAGTATCTAACCCCATTTCACCTCTCATGAAAATATCATTATACTCCGCTACGTCCGCCTCAGTACCAATATACTCTTTACCTTCTTCAACCAACCCGTTTAATCCTTTACCGATATATGTGTGTTTTTCACGTTCAGGTGGAGATGAAAAGTTTACACCATCCGTATCCATCACTAATGGTTTGTAACCTCTCTTCATAAACCACATTATCATTTGTCTAAGATATTGTCTACCCGTACAGGTAATTTGTTCTCCCATATCCATATCACCCCACGGAAATACGTGTGGAGCGGATAATGACCCGAAAAATGCGTTAATGAATATTTTAATTGGTAATTGTTTACGATTATACTTTTTAGATTGTTCTGGGTCTGAAACGTATAAATCTGAAGCCAATTTTTTATAAGTGATACGAGTATCTCTAAAATACTTTAACATACTCTTCATGGCTCCCGTTACATCACATTTAGGGAAGATATCATGAACTAACTGTATCGATGGGTATAGTGATGAGTAATCGAGTTTTAAAACGTCTGTAGAGTACCCTACTGCCATCAATCTTGACAATCCACCTGTAAATGGTCGTTTTTCACCTTTCTTAGGAATTGCTAAGTTATGTTTATATGACCAAGCGGCCATAATCATTTTCCATAATGTTGCGGTACCCATTGTTGATAGCCTCTCATATGTGGTAGGTACTAATTTAGATAGAAGGAAGTTTGCTTGATTAAACTCCTCGTCTACAACCATAGTCTCCCATATATCATCATAGAGATACCTTTCAATAATGTAGTTCCCATTTACCTTTTCATAGTGTCCTGGAAATCTTTCCATTAGGTTTTCAGTACCTATTGAACCAACTTCTTTGTAACCACCTGTCTTTGGGTTGAAATAATAATCTTTGTTGTCAAAATAAATTTTACCAATTTTATCTCCTTCAACATAAACACGGTTTTCTTTTTCCGCCCCAATAAATTGAGTTATGTATTTAAGACCCCAACTTTTAATGTCTGAGTTAATTGCTTGTGTTCTTCTAACTGCATGTGCGATATCAATGATATTGTAACCCCACATCATTGTTTGAGTGTATGGTTCCATTTCATTCGCTAACTTCAACATACCCTCCTTCTGTCTTAACTTTTGTTTGGGATTTAATGTTTTAGATATTTTTTTGACATCTAACCCTAATATTTCCGCTCTACGAAGAATAAAAGGAAAATCGAAAAAGGCTGAGTTATAACCACCAATCAAGGTCGGTTTTATACTTGCGATTGTATCAAAAAATTCAATAATAACTTTACGTTCCTCTTCATCGTTTTCACAAGCGATAACCTTTTCGAAACCTTTATTATCTTTCATCCCTATAAGGAATATTTTACTATCCTCAGGAGATAGTCCTGTAGTCTCAATATCAAATACAAAACGATGTACCTCATCGTATTCATCGAAACCTTTAAAAAGTCTTTTATTTTTTTGTATTAAATATTGTTCGGCAGGTGCTAGAATCATTATGTAGTCTGAATTACCACGACCCCATGGGTCTAATCCACCACCTTTAAAAAAGTTTACTAAATTACTATATGATTTAGTTGTCTTAACTAAATACTTTAAACCCTGTTCCATTCGGGTATCATTATGAGTATCTAATGTCTCAATAATTATTCCATGTGTAGACATAGCTTGTTTTTGAGCTGCCTTAGAACCGCCATAAAAGTTGAGTCCTTGTAGGTTACCTACCCATGCAAATGGAATAAATGTGTCTGATTTTATTGATTTACCCTGTATTGGGTCTTGAATTACTTTGAATATTTTTCCTGACGCGTAATCATATTCTAACGCTACAATATATTTTTCAGGGTCCTCTCCATTGAGGAACGTTTCAATTTGTTCTTGTGATACCATATTATTTGTTTTTTCGTTTGAGACATTTTACTCACATCGTATTGATGTGATTACTCTTTAACACTTAAACAAATTATAGGTAATGATTATAGAATTGTCAAACTATTTTGTGTTTCTTTCTTGCCATTCGTAAGATACTGAATCTTCATCTATCGGACCACCTTTAGCCCAAGTATAACAAGTTCTAGCTGAGTGACATTTGAAGTTGTGCATCCAACAGTAACCTAAACGACCATCATCATCTGATGTAACTCCAGGCATACATTCATCCATTCGTTTTGATATGTCAAATGCAACACAATTACCACATAAAGATTTTTTAGCTGCCTCTTCAGTAGTATCCCAATGTTTCGATAAGTCTTGCCAATAATCACCAGGTTCATCTACATTTAATGGTCCATATTTTATATGTTCTGACTTTATAGATGAGTCTCGATTTTTCGTATTTAATTCTAAATCTTGAGTGGCTTTTGGACAGTCCATTTCTGATTCGCCTAATAATCTACGATTTAATCTTTCGATTACTAAATTTTTTTGCCTCCTTATACTATTACTCATAGATTATAATAAGTTAATTTATTTTACCATTTTAGTCACATGGTATTATGCTTGTAACCATTCCATTAGTTACAATAAGTATATCAGTACTACCATCAACAGCTATACGACCGTTATCGAACGGGAATTCACCATTAGGGTCTGTAAATATTGGGTTATTTTGTGCTGGAGTAGTATTAGTCTCGTCTTTAAATTTAGCGAAGTAATACGTTTCAGTTTTAACCGCCGCACATTGTGTTACTCCTGATGCACCTATAAATGAAGGTAACGCCGCAGGACATGAAATATCCATATCCCATACTGTATTACTATAAAATCCAATACTTTCTAGTCTTAGGTCAGATGCAAGAGTATTTGTTTTCGGTATCACCATAAGGTTCCATGTTCTTGGGTCACCAGCATCAGTACCTGTGTTCGCCACATAATCCCCATTTTGGAATGTTGCGTTGGCAGTACCGTTTACTACCCAAGCTTCGTTAGCATCTAAATAATATTGGGTTAATTCATATGATACTCCCGCAGTAATACTTGTAGGTGCCTCGGTTGGTGAACTTGTTCCAACATATGTGAAGTTTCCGGTACCTGGACTTGTTGACTTGACTGGGTTTGTTACTGCAAGATTTGGACTAAACAATGTATTGTAGGTTGCTAAGTTATGACGTACTCTAATACCATCTGGAATTGAACGAGGCCCGAAATAAATAACAACCGCACCTGTGTCAGTACCAACACTAAAGTCAACAAGATACTTACCTTGTGTACCTATAGGTATACTTGGGGCTCTATTACACGGTTGTAAAGGTATTGCTGGCTCAGTTGGTGTCGGAGTTGGTGTTGAAGTACTAGTTGGTGTCGGGCTGACATCTCCACCTCCACCTGTTGTTGGTGTTGGAGTCGGAGTCGTAGTATTAGTTGGTGTTGGAGTCACATTTTTATCATCTGTAGTTGGTGTCGGAGTTGGTGTTGAAGTACTAGTTGGTGTTGGGCTGACATCTCCACCCCCACCTGTAGTTGGTGTCGGAGTTGGTGTTGAAGTACTAGTTGGTGTTGGGCTGACATCTCCACCTCCACCTGTTGTCGGTGTTGGTGTTGGGGTTGAGGTATTAGTTGGTGTCGGGCTTGGAGCTATATCACATATACAATTTCCATTTGTATTTGCTGACCCACCACATGATGGACTATTGTTTATTACACTCAGAGCACAAATTGTTTTTGAATCGTATCGGTCGAGTATGATTTGTGTAGTTATACCCTCACAATCTACTACTGTAAATGTTGTACCAGATTCACATTCCATACCTCCATATAAGGACCACGTATTACAACATGGATTCGTTGGTGTTGGTGTCGGGGTTGATGTGTTAGTTGGGGTATTAGTTGGAGTAGACGTGGGAGGAAGACCTGTTGTTACTGTCGGTGTCGGTGTTACAGTATTAGTTGGCGTATTTGTCGGTGTTACAGTATTAGTTGGAGTATTTGTCGGTGTTACAGTATTAGTTGGCGTATTTGTTGGGGTAGACGTGGGAGGAAGTCCTGCCGTTACTGTTGGTGTTGGTGTTTGAGTTGGCGTACTAGTGGGTGTTGGGGTGACAAAAGATACTGTTGCAATAACATCACACGGAGAATCACTTGCACATATATATACGTTATGAGTATCAACATCAACAAATGAATACCCATCAATTAATTGTTGTCTAGTTACCGTAGCAATTAGATTTCCAGCATCTATTGAGGTATGATAAATATTAATCACCGAGATATTTGTCCCGACCGTTAATCCTGTTAATGTTACTGTTCTATTCGCCATCTTAAATTATAAATATAGTTGATTTTATTATTCTTGTCATATTATTATAAATATATCCACTTTTAGTAATCTTATTATATTTTTATTTACCTTTTTAAATTATATTAATATACAAATTTTCTCTTATTGGAGCAATTAACTTACCCATTGAGTTATGTATATGGAACTCACCAATGAACCTACCTTTAGTGTTCGTATCCTTTTTACGCCACTTATAATAAATATAATATTCATAAGGAGCATCGGGGTTATTTTGTATTTTTTCAGTTATATACGCATTTTCCATTAAAATTTTAGGAATACCATTCGATTCATTTTTCATCGAAAATCTAATTGTTGCGGTATCTAAATCCGTATCAAATATTTTATATGCGTCTGTTCGCCCATCTCTGACGACCTGCATTTTCAATATTGGTAACTCACTATTTTGTCTTATAAAAAATTCCATACTATCAATAAATAGTTTTTATATTTAATTAGGTTATTGATTACTTCCGTAACATTCCATACTAATCTCATTAGATGTTATTTTATACTCATAACACTCACTACTACCTGATGGTAAGTTACTAACTAAAACATATAATGGAAAGTCGTTATATGTTAATCCGGTACCGTAAATTTCCCATGGACCACCAACACAGTCTCTAAACTGTACAGTAAAGGTAAATGAAGGGGAAGACATATTGGACTCAATAGATAACTCACAATATGGTTCTTCAGGAGTATCTTGACATATCATATGTTGACCATACGTGGACGCGTAACTATATCCATCTGCAATTCTTTCAGGTCTAAATTCAAGATTAATAAAAGTAATTCCAAAATTAGCACAATATGACATAATAGTATGACAATCAGAATTTGGTATGTTACAAGGAAAGTTTGGGCAATCAGAAATATATGTACCATCGAATGTACCTAAAGGAATGGTCCATGTACCATAGTCCCATGTGTGGAATCCAAGAACAGCATGACCCACTTCATGAGCATGTAAAAAATTATCAAATAAATTACCTGTAACTCCCGACATAACATAAGGTAAGTCTACGTTAACATTATATGCAACTGCAACATTATTAATTGTATTATCAATATCAGGATAATAAATTCCTAAGAAATTAGATATCCCTTGTAACCCCGTATTATTAAAACTTCTTCGATTTATCTGATAAATGAAGTTATAGTCAATACCCGGTAATAAAGTATTATGGTTATTTTTATAATAAGTACCAATAGTATCTCGATATTGTACTTCATTAGGATTTCCCGCAACATTCCATGGTTCTGAGGTTTGAGTAGTCCATTCTACGATACCTTTAACTTTAAAAGTGAAATCACCATTAAAACTTGGTTCATAGAAGGCATTAAGGAATAAATTCATCGATTCAATATAAAGTTGTGAATTACCACCATTTTGCTGTATTCTATTATATGAATTAAACGGTAAATCATATATCATATCGACACAATAATATTGTGACCCACTTAAGGACTGTGACATTACCGACTCTCTGAATTGATTAATTTCTCTTTCTTTAGGGTTTACAGTACTACCACAATTAAAATTAGGACCTTCGATAAATGATTTAAACGCAGTATAAAGTTTATCTGTCGTTTCAGTTAATAAAACTGTAGTACTATTCTTTTCGTATAAACAATAAACCGTAGTTTCACTAATACCTAAACTACCAATACTCTTATTACCGTCTTTAATTCGATAAGTTCTAAGTATTGGGCTAACTGACTCTATTATAGAATTTTCACCCTGACTTGACAATGTTATTTCAGGATTAGAATACTCAGTTTTTTCTAATCTCATTATCGCCATAGTTCCATCCCAATTAGGAATTGCCATTTCAAAGGACTCGTAATTATTATCGTAGATATTTTTTAGAGTTTCTGAATTGTAAGTAAATTCTGATAGGTTTTCACCTGTAGAATTAAATGTAAATAAACCTATAGGTGTATCACCTGAGTTAGTAAATTCACAATTTAACTCACAACTTAACGAATAATTAGGTGTTTGAGATATTGTGGGGGTGGGGGTAGGGGTAATACTTGAAGGTGATGGTGTAGGGGGTATCGGTGTATTAGACGGTGTAGGGGGTATTCCTCCTCCAGATGAGCCTCCTCCAGATGAACCTCCACCATACGGTTTACAACATAGTTCAGGCTTGCTAATTGAATCTGTTATATTTATAAATAATTTTTTTCTTCTTGGTAAAATTATTTCACCCTGACTATTTGATATTTTAAATTCACCTATATAACCACCGATATGTCTTGTTTCGTGAGAAGTTAATTGGTAATAAACATAGTACTCCACTTCTTCAGTGTCTATCGTTGATGGTTTAACCATAACTGAGGCAGGTTTATTCATAATGTAATAAACATTAGTTTCTTCATTCCACATACTAAAAGTGATAGTCGAGTCTTTAGTTAAGTTATCAAACTCTCTAAAGTCAACTCTACCATCTTTTACTATTTGTACCTTTATAATAGGTAACGTACTATTTTTTCTTATAAAAAATTCCATTATGTTATTACGTTAAAGTTAGGGTTACAATCTGTTTCGGATATATCAAAACCGAAATCACAAGTTATTTCATCAGTTACAAAATCAAAATCACATACTGCCTCTTCCGCATCAAAATCAAAGTAACATCCCAATAAACAAGGGAAACAGTTACTACACCAAAAGTCATATAAATTATATCTACCTTTTAGTTCTCTATAATTATGTTGAACTTGCGGAGTTGATAATGGTTCGGTATACATCCTAAACTGAGATATCCCACCCATAAAAGTTCCCCCAAAATTAGGTTCAAGTAAGATATCAGTGGTTAAACCAGATAATGAAGTACCCGATAAAGTTTGGTTTGGCATCGATTCTGGGTCCTGTATATACTTTCCTTCTGTGGCGGTACATGCGCTAAACATTAAACTCTCTCTAAGTCCTTGGGTACCTCCGCCCCAACTTACATTAAATGGTACTCCAAGTTGTTTTTCTTTTTGAGTATTTAATTCACGAGGTATAATTTCTTCAAAATCCTCAATAACCATAAATAGGTAACCATTAACATATAATTTTAATAACCCTCTTCTTCTGTCTTTATTACGTAACCATTTTCTATTTAATTCAATTAAACTTTCCTTTTTCTCTTTTTTACTACCTATATGTGTTTGTGGTGGCATTATTAAATTGTACGCGGCACCATTTATTGCTGACGGGTAAACCACATCTCTTATATCACCTAAACCTCCCCAATTAATTAAATCACAGTCCTCTAATGTTTGATACCTCTCAAATACGGCAGAAAACATTACCCATCTTTCTTCAGTATTAGCAGTTAAACAAACTAATGAGTCGTACCCACAATCATCATATATTCCCCTAACTGAACAAATCTCATTAATACAATAACCTGAAGAATATGTTAATCCTGTTGTTCCACAGCTACCTGTTGTAACACAGTCACCTGTTAATTTAATGTATTTAACACATAAGTGTGGGTTTTTAGGGTCCCCCGATAATCTTATTGACATTGCATTTGAAAGTGCATCAACCCCTGGGTCCACCGGTGGGTTAACTATTGTAGTATCATATGCTCCGCAAGGTCCCGTATTATGTTTAACTGTGGTACCTGTAGTTGGAAAAACTTTAAAACAATCTGAATTGGTTACTCCTGTGTCGGCACAAGCACATGTTCTTATACAATCATCTAATCCGGTGGTAACTCTTTTATATGTCCATTCTGTACTACTTTTACCTGAGGTATCAACATTAAACCCGCAATTATAGTTATAACAACCTAAACCGTCTGAACCTTGATTACCTCTTTTAGATTCTACTTTACCTGAAGCAGGGTGGTAATATTTATTTTCAGCCCTCGTACCAAAATAAAAGAACATACCCGCATTTTCAGGGTAGACATCATTTAAATAAACTTCAGAAGGTTGTATATTAAATTCTTCTCTTTGCCTTGGTTTAATCACAGTCTCCATAGTCCATCCTTTATTTACTCTTTCAGGAAAAACTTCGTAATCATAACCAAATAATTTATAAAAACCTTGATAAAATCCTCCGTATAACTCATTATAGTAACCTATCGAATCAAAATTATTTTTAGATACTATATTATAAATTGTTTTTGAATTACCCGAAAACCTATGGTTTGGATAATCGGCATATGAAGTTACTGGATGAAATTTCATTCTACGGTCATAGTAATGTGGGTTCCATTTTTCAAAATCATTAATACCCATTGTAAATGTTATGGTTTCACCTGTCATTTTATCATATAACCCGTTATCGGTTGCAACCAAACCTATATCACACAAAGTAGTCGCCGATTCACAGAATAAATCAACATTTTTAGGGTTATAATAATTTTCAGACACTAAAGTATTTCCGGTATAATTAACATTCCACAACAATTTCATTTTTTGGTTAGATATATTTGATGATAAATCAATATACACGGGTAACCTATCTCCATCGTCTTCCGCAATAAGTTTTTTAGAAAATACTACCTCCTCATCATAATCTCTTTCATCTGAAGCGATTGTAAGGTCAAAGTAACTACTACTATCTAAACGGATATCGTATCGATTAAAATTATAATTATTAATATTCTGACTTGCCATGAATGGTTTTTATAGATAAATACTTTGTTCGTAGTATTTATATTAAAAAAGAATCTATGAAGTCGTATCTTTATAAAACAAAGGAGGGTGCTGAGAAAGCCTCAAAGGAATTGGGTTGTGAGGGTTCTCACAAACATAAAAGAAAAACATTTATGCCGTGTAAAACACATAAAGAGTTTTTAGATGTTACTCAGACCTCAAAACCTGAAGGAGAAATGGATGAGATAATTGACTATGACGGTACTATGTTAAATTCTAAAATACCGATTTTAGACCCTAATGTTAGTGCGGATGGTAATACAACTATGGATAAGACTGTTGCGATGGCTCGTATTACACAAGACCCGTTAACAAGAGGGTATAGAACATATTATGGTGAGAGTATCGAAAAACGAGAAGTTAGTGAAGAAGATATGGAAGACGCTTTTGGTTATGACGAAACCAAATTTATGGATGCCGATGAAACTATAGATTTCTTTATGGATGAATTAGGTTTTGATGAAGACGACGCTAAAGGTAGGTCTGAAGAAATGGGTAAAGACCCTAAATTAGATGATAGTTCAGAGTTTAAAGATAAGAAAAATTTTGTCATGAAAGGTCGACTTACAGAAAAAGGAAAAGTTTTAAGTAAAGAAGACTTAATTAAGATGGCTGACGATATGTTAGTTAGTAAATCTGAAGATAAAGATTTAAAAATTGACCGTAAACTTTCACCAATATTAGTTAGAAATATAAAGGCATTAAAAAAATTGGCATTATTAGATGGTATATCAACATCCGAATTAGTTAAAATTTTAAAAAATGAATAAGGAATTATATAACAGAAAAGTTAAAGTACCTGAATCACTTTGTAATCACCTATCTCAGTGTTTTGATTCTGTTGACGCCGATAGTAATGTCGAAGGGTTTAATAGAAACCAAGACTTAAGAAAAAGTGGTGTGGCCACTTACCAACAAATTAAAAGAATTAAAAATTGGTTTGAAGGTTATGAGGGTAATAAAGAAGATTCACCATACATTTTAAATGGTGGTGAAAGAATGGAAAAATGGTGTGATAGTGTTTTAGACCATTGGAGAAAAACATTAGATATCGGTAAAAAGGCCAAATCAGAAGGTGGTATGGAAAATGAATATATAAAATATCATACTAAAGATGGAATAGTTGTTAGTCCTAATCAAAAACATGAGAAAGGTATTAACAAATTTGACACGTCTGTAACTGAACAAATAAAACAAATAAACGATATAATGAAAACATTAATATAATGGCAACACAAAATGACAAATTAGACTTCGCACAACCAGCTAACTCATTATCTGAATACGCTGAAGCGGAAAGAGCAAAGTTATTCCCTAAGAATGATTTTTCACCAAAAAGTGACCTTTACTCACCTCAACATCCCGATGCGATGGCAGATGGTGATAATATTGGTAGAGGAACTGCTCAATTTTTAGATGTCTACAACGAAACTGCTGGTACTTCAACAGATATACAAGCAAGGGTTGAAAACACAAAAATTGATAAATATAGTCCTAATAAACCCTACCCTAACTTCGACTTGTAATGAAATTACTTACCACGGTTAAAGGTCTTATAAATGAAATTGCGTCTCTTAGTGATATTGAAAAATCAATTAGAGACCGAAAAGTTGTAGTTATTAATTACGATGGTAAGGAACCCGGTGGTAAGGGATATAGAACAATAGAACCTGTTTGTGTGGGTAGAAGTAAGGGTGGTAATAATATGGTACTCAGAGCATGGGATACTGAAGGTGCGTCACATACCGCAACTATAGGTGAAAAACCATTACCCGGATGGAGGTTATTCAGAGTTGATAAAATATTTACTTATAAGTTAACTAATGATACCTTTAATGAACCTAGACCTAACTACAACCCTAACGGTGATAACAGTATGTCTAGCGTAATTTTAAACGCAAAATTTTAATATAAAATAATATGAGTGACTTAATGCAAAAATTAGCAGTTTCTAAAAAAATAATGGATAAACACAATGGAACACCTAGGAATCAAGGTGGAGGGTCACTACCTATGTCCGAAAATATAAACGCGACATATAATGTGCCTCAAGATATGATACAACAACAAGTACCTCAACAACAAGTACCTCAACAGGCTCAACCAATTAGTAATGGTGAACCTGTAAGTGAAAATGCGATTAAAAATTCTAAATTACCGGATGAAATAAAAAAATTAATGTTAGAAAATCCTATAGTTCAGCCACAGTCTAATGGTCCAGTATTAACTGACGAATTAATACAAGGAGCCACACGACTAATGAATAATAATACACCTCCTCAAACAGGTCCTTTACAAAATGAAGGTAATACTGTTATCTCTAATTCTTCAACAATACCAAACAATGGGGATTTAAAACAAATGATTAGAGATGTAGTTCGTGACACAGTTAGAGATGTTGTTAGAGAAGAATTAAAAAGTTCGGGTATTGTTACTGAAGGAAACCAAAAAGTTAATGAAACATTATCTCTTAGAGTAGGTAAACATGTGTTTGAAGGAAAAGTCCTTAAAGTAAAAAAAGTAAAACAATAACAATACCTTTTCTTATTAAAAATCTTTTACTATATTTTGATTAAAATTAAATTATATGTCAAAGATAAGAGTATTAGTCCTACCATCCGATAGAACAGGTGTCGGTAAATTTCGTTCAGTTGAACCTCACATTTTTCTACAAAATCAAAATCCTGATGACTTTCATGTAGATATAGATTACGACCCAAAAATTAATGATGATAACTTTTGGAAAGGTTATGATATGGTTCATTTTCATAGAACAATCACTAAAGATTATGATAGTACACCGGCCTTAATCGATAAATTACATAAATGGGGCATAGTAACAGTTGCCGATATTGATGATTATTGGTTACCAACTAAAGAACATCCCGCACATGCTATGATTCAAAATAATAAGTTGAATCTAAAAATTAGAGCAAACTTAAAAGCTGCTCAATATGTGACAACAACTACAGAGATTTTTGCTCAAGAAATAAAAAAGTTTAATAAAAATGTTTTTGTTTTACCAAACGCGATTAACCCTAATGAACCTCAGTTTAAACATAAGACAGAACCCTCAGATAAATTAAGATTTGGGTGGTTAGGTGGTTCTTCACATTTACACGATTTAAAAATATTAGATAATTGTTTTAGTAAATTAGGTAACTTAAAAGAAAAATATGAGTTATATTTATGTGGTTTTGATACAAGAGGCTCAGTAACTGAAATTGACCAAAAAACAGGTAATCAAAAACAAAGAGATATTAAACCAGAAGAAACGGTATGGGCGGAGTATGAAAAAATATTCACAAAAAACTATCAGGATGTACCTGAAGAATATAAAAAATACCTTTTAACGTATAATCAACAACCTTACAACGATGAAAAATATTATCATAGAGTTTGGACACAACCCGTCACTTCGTACGCTAAAAACTACGCAAAATTTGACGTATCTTTAGCTCCGATTAAAAATCATATCTTTAATAGAATGAAATCTCAATTAAAAGTAATTGAAGCGGGGTTTTATAAAAAGGCAATTATAGCCTCAAATATTGGACCTTATACCATCGATTTAAAACACGCACTTAAATATGGTGAATTTGTTGATGGTAATGCATTATTAGTAAATGAAGGTAGAAATCATTCAGATTGGGCAAAATATATTAAGAAATTGGTTAATAACCCAACATGGGCTGAAGATTTAGGTGAAAGGTTATATGAAACAGTAAAAGACACTTATGATTTAAATGTAGTAACAAAAACGAGAGCAGAAATATATAAAACAATAACAAAATGATAGATTTACCATTAAACAAACTTTTATTTTTCGATTTAGAAACTGTAGGTATTGAAAAAGACTTACCGACACTTAAGAAAAATAAACCAGAATTAGCAAGATTATTTGAGAGTTACTTAGATTGGTTTATTAGGAAATATCCTGACCAAGAAGGTAAAACACCTGAAGAGATTTTTATTAATAAGGCCGCATTAGTTGCTGAGTTCTCTAAAATTATAGTAGCATCTTTTTCTTTTATAACTCCAAGTGATGAGGTACATACTCAAACATTTGCCGAAGATGACGAGAAAGAATTATTACTTAAGGTTAGAGACTTATTAAATAAAGTTCAAAAATTAGATTTTCACTTATGTGGACATAATATTAAATTTTTTGATATACCAACCTTAGGTAAAAGATTTTTAACTAATAATATTTTACCACCAAAAATATTACCTTCATACGAAACTAAACCGTGGGAGGTAAAGGCTCTTGACACTAAAGATATTTGGCAGTTTGGTAACAATTTTGGGATATCATCGTTAGATTTAATGTGTGTGTCAATGGGTATTGAAAGTCCTAAAACGGGGGAAGTAAGTGGTAATTTAGTACACGACACATATTGGAACGCAAATGGATTATCGCCAATAGCGGAATACTGTGAAAAGGATGTAAATGTACTTGTCGAATTAATTAGAAAAATTTACAATTTAAAATAAGATATGTTTAAAAAATTTAATGAATTAAAAAATGATATGTCTAAATTAAAAGACATACAAAAGCAACTTAGTGATGTGGATATGTCTGACCCTAAAGCGATGTTAGAGTCTTTCGGTGTTGATTATGATGAGTTAGAAAAATCATTTACTCACACAGGATTTGAACCAACACAAATAGACTATACTTTTAAGTCCGTTAATCCTGAACCTAAATATCACTATGGTAGTGATTCGGGGTTCGACTTACGAGCTAATGAAAAAGTGACATTAGAACCATTTGGTAGAGCTTTAATCCCAACAGGCTTATACATTGATGTACCACAAAGGAGTGAGGTACAAGTAAGACCTAAAAGTGGTTTAGCTATTAAGAAAGGTTTAACCGTCCTTAACACACCAGGTACTGTGGACGAAGGATACACAGGGGAAATAAAAGTTATATTAATTAATCTTAGTAATGAAACTCAAGTAATCGAATTTGGAGATAAAATTGCACAAGCGGTAATATGTCCCGTAATTCAAGGTCGAGACGTTAAGTTAAATAGAGTTAAAGAAATTAAAGAAAAAGACCGTAACTCAAACGGATTTGGTTCTACAGGAAATTAAATAAAATTTTATGATAACAATTGGATATTGTACTAAAAAAATTGACCCTAAGTTTAAAGAATATATAGAACAGTCTTGCGGTGTTCATAAAATGGAGGTCATACCTTTTGAAAATCCAGGTACCCATTCATTAAGTGAGGCTTATAATATAATTTTAGAAAAGGCAAGTAACGATATAGTAGTATTATGTCACGATGACCTTTACTTCGAAAAGAAGAATTGGGGAAATAAGGTACTTAAACATTTTAAAAGAAATCCTGAATATGGTATTTTAGGGGTCGCAGGTACTAAATTTTTTCCTAAGTCGGCAAGATGGTGGGAAATTACCGAAGAGATGTTAGGTATAGTTAACCACCAACAAGGTGAAAAAAAATGGACTAACCAATATAGTGAATCAAAGGGTAGTAAATTAGATGAAACCGTCATTGTTGATGGTCTTTTCATCGCTTTAGATAAAACTAAAATAAAACATACTTTTGATGAATCTTTTAATGGATTTCATTTTTATGATTTAGGTTTTAGTTTTAAAAATCACATTAGTGGAGTTAAGATTGGAGTATTTTATGATGTGAGAATAACCCACCTTTCAATAGGTCAGACAAATAATGAATGGGAAAATAATAGGTTAAAATTCTTAAGTATGTACGAGGATAAATTACCTATACTTTTACCTACTAAATTTAATAAAAAACCAATAAAGAAAGGTGAACCCTTAGTAACTTTAGCGATGCCAATTTATAATTATGCTAAAAGGTTAAATCCTACTTTACAATCCGTTTATAACCAAGATTATACTAATTTCGAAATTACTTTAGTTAATGATGGTTCAGATGATGAGTACTGTTTAATGAAATTAGATTCATTAGAAGGTCAGGAAGGTATACGAATTATACATAAAGAGAATACTGGAGTTTCTGACACTCGAAACGTGGCGGTTAGAGAAGGTAAAGGTGAATACATTTTACCTTTAGATGCTGATGATATGATTTATCCTGGTTACCTTAAAACAGGTGTTAACATTATAAAGAAAAACCCTAAAATAAGTCCTGTTTATTGCGATACTGTTCATGTTGGTGAAATGCAGGGGTTAGAAAAAAGACCTGAGTGGTCAAAAGAAAGACTTTTACAGGGTCCATTTATAGTTAATAGTTCTATGTATTCCCGTGAAGCTTATAATTCAATAGAGGGTTACAGTACAGAAATGAAAGGATGGGTAGATTATGACTTATGGGTACAAATGATGGATGCCGGATTTATTGGTAAAAGAATCCCTAAGGGACTATTTATTTATTTCCACCATGAAAGTGAAGGTAAGGGGTCAGTCTCTACATCTGCACGACAAAATATGGGGGAATTACATAAAACAGTCTTGGAAAGACATAAAAAAAGAAAAAACAACAGTAATGAGTAGTATTGACCAACAAAATAACGGTAACCCTCACACACATGAAACTAGAAATTCGTTCAATCAAAAAGTGGCAAAATTATCTATGTTAGGTAGAAGTAAAAAGGTACAGTGGAGTGATAAACGAAGATATCGAAACATATAATGAAAAATAATCCTAATATCGAAGCTTTTGATGAATTTGGTTTTATCTTATGGTACTACCTACCAGTCGCTTATCATCAATATTTAGAAGGTAATCTAAAATCGACTGCAAGTAAAATTGGTAGTGGACCCGTGTTTTATTTTTCTCCGAACCATACTGAGGTTAATAAACATTTTGACCCACCACTTTTACATCATTACTTAACTACAGAACATAAAAATGTGTGCTACGGTTTAAATAGCCCTAAGTTTACTAATGATAAATGGACACCTCCACCACTCAAAGAGTTCTATAAAAATGATAAGTATAAGTATGATAAACCAATTTTAACTATACATAATAAAAACACTAAAGAATGGGGTCGTCACCCTCATAATTACTTTAATAGTGAAATATTAGAAAAAATGTTTATCACTTTTGAAAATGATTATCAAATAATTTATATAAGACCGCCTGATAAATCTGATGACTACAAATTACAAATAGATACCGGACAAGGAACTTTAGATATTGGTGATAAAGAAGTTTTAAAAAGACATCCTTCGGTTATTAATATTGAAACATTGTTACATGAAACAGATAAAACTTATAATGAAGTTCAATTTATGGTATTAGCAAATTCAGAACATCACTTGACTCCGGCTGGTGACGCGGTTATTCCCTCATACTTTGGTGGTGATGTTTTTATTTATAATTGTCCTCGTTGTATATCCGCTTCAAGAGGTGTTTGGAAAACTGGTTCATGGATGGAAAAATTATCGGGCTCTAAAATATATGGATTTAATAATTATAATCAGTTATTAATTAACTCAAAAGATAAGTGGTTATAATTTATCTTTGATGTAGTAACATCCCATAATATTTAGGTTTACATTCCCCTAACCACCATTGCATTTCAGAAAAACTACTCATATTGGTGCCGTAAATGTCCGTAGACAAACTACCTAAGTATTGGTCTATTAATATATCTTGCATACCTTCCACAGTGGTAAAATCCCCAAACTTGGTTCTTTTAGGTGTGGTGTAAACATCATATCTTTGTTTAATTAAATTTGTTGTCTCGGTGTCATCACAGGTTAATAAAATTTTACCTTCAACTTTATCCATTATCTTAAAAAGATTATCTTTTTTAAAATGTCTACCCCATGAGTTATATTCGTGAGGAAAACTTCTAAAAGTTCTAACACTAACCGCACTATAATCGCCCAACCTATCTTTCTCTTCTTTAATTTTATTTGTAATGTAATCGATAGGTTCTAAAGTTTTAATCACTTCAATATATCTTTTCTTAAGGTCGGATGGTAAGTTATCTTTACCTCCTTCATTATGTGTGTTCATTTTATGGTGAATAAATTTACAGTCAGATACACTATTTATCGCACTACCATTAAAGATATTTTTATATAAATCATTAAATTCACATCTAACTCCACCACCACTTTTAGGTACATTCCATAAAAGATTTATATCTCCATACTCCACTATGGATGATATGATACATTTCATTCTATTAGAAATACCACCATATGGATTACAGTTAATCATAAAATTGTTTAATTGGTTTTATTAATAATGGAAGTTTATCATTCGTAAAAATAACATATTCCACATCCTTCCATCTTTGAAATTCAGTATACCCTATATCAGTAATATCTGTAAACTTACTTTCCACAAAATTTAAAAAATTTCTCTGATAGTCGGTAAAAGATTCACTCGATTTATTTGGGGTATTTAAATCAAAAAGTCTATTATGTTTTTCTAATGTAGGTAAAACTAAAGAATTTTTAAATAACCCGTTAGATACCGACGCGTGATTATTATCCCAATATGATGCAACAAAACTATGATTTTTTATTTTTTGTAAAAAATAACTTACCGTATTTTTAAGATTAGGTATATAATCATCTTCAATCAAAAAAGAATAATCATATTCACCATATGTTTCCATAATCCCTTTTTCCCAAGCACCATAAGAACCACCTACATTTTCCCTAGTAAATAAATTTCCTTGTAAACTACTTTTTTCTATAAATTTATTTATCGTATCAATACAATATTGGTCATATTCAATATTAGTTTTGTTAATTACAAATGTAAAACCATCAATATCATCAGGATTACTAGATAAAAATTCAATATGTTTATTTAATAACATTTTAAAATCAGTGTGTATTCCCGCTCTTCTTCTACCACAATATATGCTTACTATATAATTTACCATAGTTTTTTATAATTTATTATTTTTATATTCTCGATGGTATGACCTACCTATATGACCAACAAAAGGGTCCCATATTGAACCAAAATCAATCATAGTACACTTATCGCCAATCTCATCATAAAGTTCATCTACAATAACATTAGTCGCCATAGAAGATGATAAACCGAAGACTACGTCATCGTATCTTTCCGTCATTTTTATCATATCACTTTTAATTCTTTCTTTATCTAAAAAACAATTAACAGATGGTACACTAATAAAATCAGTATATTTAATATCTAATTTCTTTAATTTATCACTTGATACAATAACAAAGTTTCTACTTTCTAATGATTTAACTAATGGTTTTAATTGTCCACTTAGAGCCGAGTCTTCCCATATACCCGCATTAACCCAATCAATATTTATATTATTGTTTTTTATAAATGGTAGTAAAATATTAAGTATATTTTTTATCTGTCCGTGGTCTAAATTCCATATTGCTTTATAATAACCCTTATCGTTATTTAATGCATTATTAAGAGATTCCCTCATTTCAGGAAAATATTTATGACCATCACAATTTTGACCGTTTTTACCAATAGTACAAAACCATTCTCCGTCTCCCCATCGAGTAAATGAAAAATTATCCTTACTATTTATTTTTTCTATATAATACTCAATTGGGTTATTTTTTATATTCATAGTCCCTTATTTTTAATACCCTAACATTGATGTGTCATATTTATCATATAATTCAGTTTGTTGACCTATCGATTTAGAGGGTTTAATGTTAATTTTTGGTAAGTCTAAATTTAAATCACCGATAAAATCTCTTATAATTTTTAATTGATTTTCTAAATCAAAACAAAGGTCTTCATATTTTATAACCAAATCGGCCTCTTTACAAGACTTAATCGATTCATTTATATAATACTTTATCTTACCGTCTAAATCGTTAATACCGATATTTCCATACTTATTATGGGGTATGTACTTTTTCTTCACTGCCATATCAATTGGGTGTCTCATAATATATACAGTTTTACATTTAGGAAAATCTTTTCTAAGTACATCATTTATAAACATAAAATGCCCATGTTTAATCGCAAATTTATCAGGATTTTTTAATCTTTTTTTTACAAAATTAATTACTCTTTTAAAATCTTTTTTTCTCCATGAAGCGTCAAATTCTTGCACAAAACTACCTTTACCAAAATCTAATGAATCCGCACCAATTTCTCTACCTACGTAAAATCCGAAACCTTCAAATATTTCGGCAACTACTCTACTTCCAGTACCACCAAAACCACCTATAAAAATCTTACTAACAGGTTCTTTAATATATTTCATATGAAGGTACTTTTCACCTCTAACTATTTTAACCTCACCAGTTTCTACAAAACCTAATGACTCATATAATTTTTTGGCGAAATTGTTTTCAAAAACCCATAAAGTTGCGTAATTTTTATTTTCTAAATATAAATTATAGGCTTGTCTAGCATATCCTTTTTTACGAAAATCAGGGTGTATATCACACCCAACCTCATCACCATTAGTTCTAATATAACCAACAGGTTCTTCATTAACCTCAATTATAAACCATAAAGGATTATAAGATTCAAACCATGATTTACATTCATCACTTGTAAATTCTGAATCATTTTCTAAAAATTTTCTAGTTGACTCATCATTCCTAACTTCAATTAAAAAGTTTAAATCATCTACAGTTAGTTTTCTTAATATCATTTACCACCCTTTTTTAATTGTATCTACGATATATTGTCGGTCTTCAGGGGTTACCCACCAACCAACTGGTATAGATACCATCTTACCAATAGTTTTATCTAAATTAGGTAAACTACAAACAAATTCTCTAACACACGTATGCTTATCATTTCTTTCGTGTACCTGAGAAACCGATATTCCATGGTCACCCATATGTTTATAGAATCTATCCCTATCATTAACAAGTACAGAATAAATCCAAAAAGAGGAATCAAATCCATCTTCTCTTTTTAATAATGTAAGTCCCTCGACATCTTTAAGATTTTCATCGTAAAATTTAGCGTTAGATTTATGTTTTTCAATTATCTCGTCAGCATGTTTTAAATTTTCAATACCTACAGTCGCACAGACATCATTCATATGGAATTTATAACCCCATTCCTCAATATCCGCTTCACATCTAAAATCTTTTCTATCACCATCACGGTCAATACCGTACCACCTTATTAGTCTAGCTCTATCGTTTAACTTCTTATGTGGAGAAAGTAGTAACCCACCATCAATAGATGTTATATGTTTTATGGCCTGTAATGAAAACATGGTTAAATTACCATGTGTACCAATACTTTTTCCTTTATATGTTGAACCAAAAGAGTGTGCTCCATCCTCTATCACCGCAGGTTTAAAACCATACATACGATGTGCTCTTTCTTGTATTTCTTTTATTTTATCTAAATCGTTTGGATAACCTCCCCAATGAACTAACATAATAACTTTAGTTTTTGGTGTGATTTTTCTTGCTAAGTCATCTAAATCCATATTTAAAGTTTCAGGGTCAATATCCACCCATTTGATGTTTAAATTATTTGCCAATACAGGCCAATTAGATGCGGTACAAGTTAATGGGGTGGCTAAAACCTCGTCCCCTTCTTCTAAACCTGGCCATTTTGAATCGTAACCAATAACACCCTCATAAACTACCTGATTTGTTGATGGTTTTTTTAATAAATGTAAAGCTAAATGAAGTGCTGATGTACCTGCATTTACCGTTGATACGTAGTCGTGATTAAAATGAGTTTTCATCATTTCTTCTAATTCATTTACTTTAGGTCCTTGACCAATATATCCGCTATTGATTACTTTAGTTACCTCTTCAGCCGCTGTTGGAGCCATGAATACCTTGAATAAGTCTATTTTTTTCATATTATGTTGTTTTATATACTATAAGTTATTAATTTACTTATAAAAATAAACAAACAATTTAGATTTTTAAATAGTCTACTACATTTAGGATAAAATTATAATTATGAGCATAGTAGGTATAGTTGGAAATGGGTTTGTGGGAGAATCACAAATTTTTGCATTTTCACCAACAAATGAAATAAGAGTGTATGATATCGACCCTCTAAAGTCGACACATACTAAAGAAGAAACCCATAAATCTGATTTTATATTTGTATGTGTACCAACACCTATGAGTGTTGACGGAAGACAAGATTTATCTTTTATAGAAAAAGTTTTTGAAGAATCCGTTGAGGGACCAATATACATTATTAAATCGACCGTGTTACCCGGAACCACAGAAAAATTACAAGAAAAATATCCTCACTTAAGTATAATATTTTCACCTGAATTTTTAACTGAGAGAACTGCTAAATTAGATATGTTAACTCAAGCTAGAATAATTTTTGGTGGAGATAGAAAAATTACCAATAAGGTTGAGAAACTATTTTCAAACAGGTTTATGAATCGTCACTTTATACATACTGATTCAAAAACCGCCGAATTTATAAAGTATATGAATAATACTTTTTTTGCAACTAAAGTGTCATTAATGAATGAGTACCATAGATTAGCTAATTTAGTTGGAGTTAATTGGGATGATGCAATGTACGGGTTTTCATCGGATGGTCGTATTGGTGACTCCCACTTACATGTACCAGGACCTGACGGTAAATTAGGTTTTGGTGGTACCTGTTTTCCTAAAGATATTAACGCATTAATCTCCATGGCTAATGATGTCGGTGTTAATATGAATGTGTTAGGTGCCGCCTGGAAAACTAATTTAGAAGTTAGACCTGAGCAAGATTGGAATAAACTAAAAGGTAGGGCAATAAGTTAATATGAAAAATGTAGTAGTTTTAGGTGGGGGAGGATTCATTGGTGGTCACCTCTCAAAAAGATTAAAAGATAATGGTAATAATGTAACCATATGTGACATAAAAAATCATGAGTTCTTTAATCATACGGAGATATGTGATAATTTTATCAAAGGAGATTTAAGAGACCCTAAAATAGTGGAACAAGTTATTACGGATGGTATTGATGAGGTTTATCAATTAGCCGCAGATATGGGTGGTGCGGGTTATATTTTTACGGGTGATAATGATGCGAATGTAATGCATAATTCGGCATTAATTAATTTAAATGTGGTACATGAATGTACTAAAAAGAAAGTTGGTAAAGTATTTTATTCTTCTTCGGCGTGTATGTATCCTGAACATAATCAATTAGACCCTAAAAATCCAAACTGTGAAGAGTCTTCAGCTTATCCAGCTAATCCCGATTCTGAATATGGGTGGGAAAAGTTATTTTCAGAAAGACTATTTTTATCGTTTAATAGAAATTATGAATTAGATGTTAGAATTGCACGTTTTCATAATATTTTTGGACCTATGGGTACGTGGACAGGAGGTAAAGAAAAGGCTCCCGCAGCAATGTGTCGTAAAGTCGCAGAAACTGAAAATACATTAGAAGTGTGGGGAGACGGTAATCAAACACGTTCTTTTCTTTTTATAGATGAATGTATAACCGCAATATTTAAATTAATGGAGTCCGATTTTATTGGTCCCGTTAATATTGGTTCTGAAGAAATGGTAACAATAAATCAGTTGGGCCAAATGGCTATTGATATCTCGGAAAAAGATGTTAAAATTAGTAATATATATGGTCAAGAATTTATTGATAAATATGGGTTCAAATGTCCTTTAGGTGTAAGAGGTAGAAACTCTGACAATAAACTTTATAGAAATAAAATAGGGTGGGAAGTTTCCCAACCTTTAATAAATGGAATGAAAAAAACATATCAGTGGATTAATGAGCAAGTAAACAATAAGACTTATATATACGAAAGTCCCGATAAAGGGAATACAATATATCGTAGAGAATTTGGTGAACCACCAAACACTCGTGAAAAAACGAAATAAATACACAATACTGAAATAATGGCAAGAAAAGGAGAATCGGGTACACGAAAATTACCAAGAAAAGATTTAATAAATAAAATAATTAATAAAAATCCTAAACAAAAATTTTTATCAGAAAGTCAAAAAGAATATCACGAAATATTAAAGGAGAGTGAAATAACAATATGTACAGGACCTGCGGGGGTGGGTAAATCATATATCGCAATGAAAGCTGCGGTAGAACTTTTAATGGACCAAAATAACTCTTATGAAAAAATAATCATTGTTAGACCGGCAGTTGAAGCTGAGGAAAAATTAGGAGCATTACCTGGTAATTTAGAAGAAAAACTAGACCCATATATTTTTCCATCGTATTACTTATTAAATAAAATTATAGGTAAAGAGGCTAGAGAAAAATTAAAAGAAAATGATATTATAGAGGTTTTCGCTTTAGCTTATATGAGAGGTATGAATATTGATAACTCAATATTAATCTTTGAAGAGGCTCAGAATTCAACACCTTCTCAGATGAAATTACTATTAACTAGAATAGGTTTTAATAGTAAATTTTTCATATCAGGCGATATTGACCAAACGGATAGATATAAAGATAAAACACAATCGGGGTTATACGATGCGACAATTAGATTTAAAAATTTAGACAAAGTTGGCACATATGATTTTAAAACAGACGATATCATCAGAAATCCTTTGATTAGTAAATTATTAGATAGATACGACACATGAGAGTAGCATTTGATTTAAATGGTGTAATTAGAGACACTTTCACAAAGGCAGAACAATTATATCAAAAACATTATATTGATGAATTTGAGGACGAAAATAATTCTGTTTATAATGAAGAGACTGAAGAATTTGATAAAGTATTATCTGTCGATGACTTTAAATACGAATTAGATTTACCTGTAAAAAATTTAGACGATTTAATCAATCATTTTAAATTTAAAGATAAAGAAGATTTATTTGAATTCTTTTATATCGATTTTGCTATGCAAATTTTTGGTCACTCACCATCTATAGATGGACCAACTTTTAATATTTTAAATGAAATATACGAAACTTTAAGAGACGACCATGAAGTACTAATAGTATCTGATGAAATCGGTAAGTCAAAACCAGCTACACTATTTTTTTTATCCAAGTATGGTTGTTTGGTTGAGAAAATAAAATTTTATTCTAACATTACAATAGATAGTATGTGGGATGAAGTTGATATACTAATTACTTCCAACCCAAATCATATTATAAACCAACCGAAAAATAAAACAGTTATTAAATGTACAACATCGTATAATGAAGATATTAATTCAGAATACACCATCAACGATATTGGAGAATTTAAAGAACTATATAAACAATTAAAATTAAAATAATGTTACAATTTTTAGAAGAAAACTATTATGTTGACTTTATTGCTTTAGAAAAAGAGGTTAATATACCTAAAAATGAAGACGGTAAAGAATTAACCACTGAAAAAGAAACTGAAAAAATCTCTGAAGATAAATTTGCTCAACACATAAGTGTAGTGAAATTTGAAACAATAAAAATGATGTTAGAGGTCGTTTTAACTGAAAGAGAGGAAATAGACGATAACTTAGGTATACGTGCGGGAACTTCAAAGTCTTTAAGTATTCCCTTTAAAATTGCTTTTAATACATTATTAAGACACGGAATAATAAAATATATATAAATTATGGATACAGAATTATTAAAAAAAGTTGAACTATCGGTTCAACGATTAACGGATAAATCAGTAAGGATTTATTTTTTAACACAAGACACTAAAGGGAACGCTAAGGCTTCCGTAAGACAAACTTATGAAATCGCCTTAACCCTAAAAAATAATGGATTTAATCCAATAATCATTCATGAAACAAAAGAATATACGGGAGTTTCTGAATGGTTAGGTGAAGAGTATATGGAATTACCTCATGAAAGTATTGAAGGTGAAGATTTAAAGATTTCTCCTGAAGATTTTATTGTTGTACCTGAAATATATGGTCACGTATTAGAACAACTTGCTAATCTACCTTGTGGTAAAATCATCTCATGTCAGGCTTATGACCATATGTTAGAGACTTTACAACCTGGTACAACTTGGTCACAATATGGTTTCCTAAAGGCGATAACTACTAGTGAAAAACAAACAGAACTTGTTAAGGGCGTTATGAAGAATATCACATTTGATATTATACCACCTTTTATTTCTGAAAAGTTCTCAGCGAAAGAAGTACCATCAAAACCAATCATTTCAATTCATACTCGTGACCAAAGGGACACTATGAAAATAATAAAAACTTTTTATTTAAAGTACCCACAATTTAGATGGGTTACATTTAGAGACATGAGAGGTCTTAATCAAGAACAGTTCGCAGAATACTTAAAAGATTCTTTTGTTTCTGTATGGGTAGATGATACATCATCAGTAGGGACATTCCCGATAGAATCAATGGCGAGTCGAACACCAGTAATCGGTAAAGTTCCAAATCTAAAACCTGATTGGATGGCAGAAAACAATGGTGTTTGGACATACGAATTAAATCAAATGACTGATATAATAGCTGAGTTCACTCAAAATTGGTTAGAGGATAATATTAATGATGATTTATATAAGGCGGGTATTGAAACCTCCGATAAATTTAAAAATAGAGAAGAATTCGAATCAAATGTAGTTGGAACATTTTCAGGTTACTTAGAGACTAGAAAAACTATATTCGAAACACAATTAGATAAACTAAAAGTAGAAGAAGAAAATTAATAATTATGGAAAATAAATTAAACGTATCAGTTATACTACCTATTAATTCTTCAAAAGTGAAAAACTTTGTTGAGTTCTTTAATAGTTGTATACTTTCAATAATAAAACAATCGACACCAATCGATGAGTTAGTTATTGTACATAGTGATGAAGAGTCACTAAAAGAAGTAGTTCAAAACTTTGACTATAGTGGTCTAACAGTAAACTTAGTTGAAAATACAGGTGATGTTGATTTCTCATCTCAAGTAAACTTAGGAGTTGAAAACGCTAAAAATGAATGGATTTCTTTATTAGAGTTTGATGATGAATATGCGTCAATATGGTTTAAAAATGTTAAACGATATATAGAAGCTTATCCAAAAGTATCAGGATTCTTACCATTAGTATTAGACGTAGATGAAAAAGGTGTTTTTGCTGGATTCACAAATGAGGCAACCTTTGCAGCTAATATGAATAGTGAGATTGGTTACTTAACTAATGAAGTTTTATTAAACTATCAAAATTTTCAAACAAGCGGAGTCGTACTTAAAAAATCAGTTTTTAAAGACTTTGGTGGATTTAAAAAATCCATGAAATTAACTTTTGTATATGAGTTCCTACTAAGGTTAAGTTATAATTCAGTAGAAATAATGACAATACCTAGAATTGGTTACAAACACATGAACATGAGAGAGGGTTCAATTTTTTGGAATTACAAATTTGGTGAGCAAAAAATATCTGAAGACGAAGTTGCGTTTTGGATTGACTCGGCGAAAAAAGAACATTTTTTTATTGAAGATAGGGACATAAACTATCAAGCAATAGATGTTTAATGTTTTTAGAACCAAAAAGTGCTACTACAACTAATAACGATTCAAATAAAGTGGTTGTTTCAGGTAATACTGAAACTCCTGAAGTGATTGAAAAGAAAAAAAGAGGTAGAAAACCAACAACTAATAATTATTTCGCGGAAAGAGAAGAGAGGGCAGTTAGATTATTTTTAACTGCCTCTACTTTTACTGAAAAAAATAAAATCTATGATGAATATCTAAGAGCACCTTTAGATAAAATGATTGAATCAATCATTAGAAGATATAAACTTTATAGAAAGGGGATGGAATTTCGTGAAATTAATCATGACACCCACTCTTTTTTAATTACAAAGGTTGAAAAATTTAAACCTGAAAAAGGTAAAAAAGCATACTCTTATTTTGGTACGATATGTAAAAACTACCTAATGGGTATGATTATAAAAGACCAAAAAGAACAAAATAGGAAAATATCATATGAAGATATAACTACTAAATTAGAAAGTAGGCCTGATATGATTTACTATCTTGAAAATGAAAAGATAGAGGCAACGGATGTGATTAAAAGATTCATAAAAGAACTTAATGATTATATAGAAAATACCGATTTAAATAATAACGAATTAAAGTTAGGATACGCTTTGATGGAGTTATTTGAGAATTATAACAATATTTTTATAGGAACGGATAATAATAAATTTAATAAAAATATAATACTACTATCTCTACGTGATATGACAAATATGTCTACTAAGGAAATAAGGACATCAATGAGAAAGTATAAGAAATTATATTATGAGTTGACAAATAAATTACATAATCTATAAAAAAATTATTCTATAAATATTTATAACATTATGGCAAGACCTAAAAAAAAAGAAATAGTATTAAGTAAAGACTCAGTTCTTTCACTTATGCAAGAAATTTACAACGAACTTGTAGAACAAAGAGCGACCGCTATAAGAATACAAAATAAAATGTTGGCGATGTTAAAGGACCCTGAGGATATGACCGTTATTGGACCTGTTATCAAAGAACAACAAAAAATCGTAAATGATACTATAGAAAAGAAACTATCACTTTCTAAGTTACAGTCAACAATATGGGAAAAAACTAATAATACCTCAAGCGAGGAATTTAGTTTATCTGAAATTGATGATGACACATTACAAACCTTAATACAACAAGATTTAAGCAGTGGTGACAAGAAGGACGGTTATAAACTTGATTAAAAATAACCATTATGTCGATAAAAGATAAGTTTAAACAGGCTAGTTCTAAAGTAGATGCATACAAATCCACTATTAATACTGCGGTTAATCAAAAAAAACTACAAAAAATATCTGATGGTTTAGATAGTAACTTTCAAAACGCAAAAAGTGACGCCCTAAAGCAATTAAACGCTATGGGTGATATCAAACAAAGAGCTCAACAAGAAATTGAAAACGTATTTGATGAATTAACTAAGTTATTCAAAAAAACTATGCCTAGTGGTAAAAATACAGGTTCTTCCACTATCGACTTCCTAATAAAACAAGTTTTAATGGCTAGTGAAAATACTAAATCCAGAATGGGTGAGATTGTTGCTGAGGAGGTATTGAAAGTTGCGGGTTGTTCAGAAGAGCAGGAGTTTAATACTCAACCACTTTACATACCAGTTAACGATATCGATTTAAGGGAATTATTAAAAAACGACCCATCATCCAAGCCATGGACATTTAGATATGAAAAAGACTCCATAAATGTCGGTTCTCAACCATTTTCAATGGATAAAGAACTTTATAATAGACTTCAGAATGAGGGTGTACCATTTACGGCCGAATACGGTAGTAGTTACATTGGTGCATCAGGAGCCGGTATTTTTGATATAAAGTATGTTACACAATACCCCGACCCTAATACTGGAACACCTATTTTTGGTGATTTTTACGAGGTAACATTAGCCAATAGATTAAATGGAGATAATTTAGGTGATTTCTTAAGAGATTATTACGGTTCTATAGATATAGTTAATTTTAATATGATATCGGTAGAAATCATGAATATGTTAACTAACATTATTGATATTTCGGGTGGGATTTCTGTTAATCAAAAAGAAGAACAGACTAAGTTTGAAAAAATATTACAAAGAATATTAGGTCTTTGTTTTGATAGTAATAGAGAAATTGATGTTCAGGGTACCGCTAAGTTAGGGCAGTTAGATAATATAGACCCATCGTTTTTTGAGATGTCTCCACTTGATTTAAAAAATATTGAGATTGAAGTTAATAATATGATTCAAGGAGTTACCGAGTTCACTGACTGTAATAATGTCAAATTACCCGTCAATACTGAGTCACTATTAGATTCAATGGCTCAACTCATTAATGACGATGTTGGTAATGCCGGTCAAAACGCAGATAACTTAATGGGTTTAGTCAACAATATGGCTAAAGACCAAGATTGGAAACTCAATATACCATCGGGTATTGATTTAAATTTAAATGTCGCGATTAATAATGATTTTTTAAAGATTATCCCAAAAGCCGTGATGTTCGCTATCTTAAGACCAAAAATGTTATTAGGGTTACAAATTGTAATGAAGTCAGTTAATCCAAATTTTGCGAATATATTGGCACTAAGTAATTTAGAGTCATTTATTAAAACGTTTGGTAAATTTATGACAGAAATGTTAAGTAAAATTGCTGCGATATTTGTTGAAGAATTATTCATTTTATTAAAAAAGAACTTAAGATTATTGGTAGAAACATTACTTGTTGAAATAGTTAAAGAAGCCAAAAATAAACAAGCTGCTATGATTGCCGGAGTTATATTTTTAATAATTCAATTAGTTCAGGGTTTTATTGATTATCGAGAATGTAAAAGTTTAGTTGATGAAATATTAAAATTATTGAATTTAGCCGCCGCAGCCACAGGTATATCGTTACCTTCTTTCGCTTTGGCGGCTAGTTCATTATTAGGTGGATTCTCTCCGACAAGAGCAATGACAGAAGTGACGGAAAGACTTCAATCAATAGGTATACCGACAGGTGACCTTCCAAGTGGAGCAGTAAATATTGCCATGCCAGCAATGTTTCAACAAATAAAAGGTACTTACCAAGAGCAATTAGCTAATGGTAAAGTTGAAGTCTTTATACCACCATTAGCGGTGCCACCTGTGATAGCAGGAGCGACCGCACCATCAAAGGCTTCAGGAAAATCGTATTAATATGGATGAAAATAAAATAACAAAAATACTATTAGAGTATAAAAACAGTTCCAATAAAGATTTAATCGAAGCGATGGATTTTGTACAAAATGATTTTGAGGAAACTAAAACTAATATTATTAAATTAACTCGTCATTTAGATAGTACTGAAATAATTTATAATAAAATTTTAAACGAGTATAAAAAAAGAACTAAGTAATGGCTGATATACCATATAATAATAGAATAATATATGTAGGTGAATGTATTGATAATATTGACCCTATGGGATTGGGTCGTATTCGTGCCGTACTAAAAACTGAAAACACTGCAGATAGGGAAAAAAGTGTTGCCGATACTGTAGGTGTAACAGAAAAATGGACATCTAGAGACCCATTTGTTATTAGACCTCTATTACCTGTCTTCATAAATACTGCACCTAAAAATGGTGAATTTGTTCATTTAATTTACTCTAACTCTGACGATAAGTCTAATAAAGATAAGTTTTATATTTCAGGTGTTTTTTCCTCTTTAACGAACGTAAAACAAGAACCTTATAATTCGGCGGTTAGTAACAGTAATTTAGGTAGTAGAAATAAACAACAGAAACAACTACGTAACCCAAACACAGGAATCGTATTTGAATCATCTAATAAGGGTGTCTATTCTGAGCCAGACGACATATCTATTGATGGTAGAGGAAGTGCCGATATTGTTGTTAAAGAAAATACCGTATTATTAAGGGCTGGTAAATATAATGGTCAACCTATCCCAAATGTTTACCCTGTTGGTAATGATAATAGGTCATTCTTACAACTTAGTAAATTTAATAAAAAGACGGTATACGGTGAAGCCGAAAAACTTTATAAGTTTAAGTATAGACATAAACCAATTAGAATTTTAGTAGAATATAACGTTGTAAATCCTGATAATAATTCAAACGCCTATACAGGAGGAATTTATATTTATACTTTAACCCCTAACGAAAGAAATGGTAGTCAAAGTTTTGATTTAACTACAGATGTAGAGGGTACTAAGAATCTATACCAAAAGTTTGATTTTTTAGCCCTATCCGTTAATGATTTGACACGTTTAATTAATAAAATAATTAATGGTGTTGCAGAAAAATTGGTACCTGATTTATCGACTATAACAACATCAGTTACACCTTTAGGTCCTTTTAGATTAAGAGGTGGTGGTGATTCAACATACCCTATTTATTTTAGACCTCAGCCAAGTCTATATAATAAATTAAATTCTGACACATCACAAACAAATGAGAAATTATTTATAGCTAATTTAATGTCTGGCGTTAAAGTTAAACAATCGGACTTAGTAGGTGGTTATGGGTTAATATATGACCAATCAAAAAGAGGGGATGTCCCTTTTACTCCTGAAAAAAATGAGATAATACCTGAAAAGGAAATATTATTAAATAATACCGCATCTATAATGGGTGGGGACTTTGTTTATTTACTTTCACATAAATCATCAAAAAATGATACAGGTAAAATAAATTTATCTGACACTTTATACGGTATTGAGGAATATACCCTTTCAGATGAGATTGAACCTAAAACATCTTCAGTTGTTAGAGGAGAAGAATTAATTGAGTTATTAAATTTAATGGTACAATTTCTTATTGGACATGTTCATCCGTATCATGGTATGGTTCCTGATGGCACATCAACTAACGGAGTTACCATGGAAAAGTTACAAAAAGAACTTAGAGACGCAAATCAAAAGATACTAAATAAGTATATTCGTATAAACTAAGTATTTATATTAAAAAGAGTTTATGTCTACTTATAAATCATATTTTAATAGAAACACAACTATTGTTTCAAATTCATACGCAAATACAGGTAGAAACCCTATATGCGAACTATTCTTTGGTGGGGTAGATAATGTAATTACTCCAAAAGGGTTTAGTCGTTTTTTATTCGATATTGAATTATCAGGAATAACTGAACAAATCAAACATGGTATTATCTCTACTGGTTGTTCAAAAAGTATGAAACATATTCTCAATATGACTAATACTTCATCATTTGATTTGGAATTATTAAATGATACATGGTCTAATGGAAGAAGAAGAGCAACTTCTTTTGATTTAGTATTATTTAGAATACCTAAAGTTTCAGGAACCACAGGAGATATTCAATCGTGGGATGAAGGTGTTGGATACGATTATTACGATTTTACTGAATTACCTACAGACAAAGCCTACTCAAGTAGACCAACTAATTGGTACGAATCTCAAACTATTTCAAATTGGTCAGTACCGGGGGTATACGATAATTTAAATACCAATTCAAGTACAGGGTTAAATTTCTCAGGTTTAACTATTATTGATACTCAACATTTTGAATTTGGTAATGAAGATATTAAATTTGATATGACTCAAGAGATAAATGATATATTAACGGGGGCGACTACTGGAGTTACAGGATGGGGAATCGCCTTTTATCCTCAAGTTGAAAATATTACAGGATTAACTGAAAACTACTCGGTAGGGTTTTTTACTACGAATACACAAACATTTTATGAACCATACTTAGAAACTACATATGATGATTTAATAGAGGATGATAGAAATATTTTTTATGAAAATAAAGAAAATAAATTATATCTATACAGTTACCAATTCGGTAATCCTCAAAATTTTGATGAATTACCATCTGTAGATATTACAGATATGAATGGTTCAATATTATATTTAGATTTACCAACCTGTCAAATAACTAATGGGGTATATGAAGTTATAGTACCACCATTAACATCATCAAGTATACCATGTATGATGTACGATACTTGGAAAAATTTAAAGATTAATGGAGTTAATATTTCTAATCAAACTAATGAATTTGTAGTTAATGACTTATCGGAGTTATATCAAATTGGTTCAACAACGAATGACCCTTCATTATATGGTTTTGATTTTTTCGGAATTAAACAAGATGAAAAGATATTAGGACCAGATGTACGTAAAGTTAACGTCATAATTAAAAAAGCGTATACTACGAATGAAGTACTTAATAAAGTTAACGCCTATTATAGGGTATATGTTAGAGAAGGTAAAACTGAAGTTCAAGTTCAAGATTGGACACAGTTAAATAGAACACCAGATAGTCACTATTTTATTTTTAATACTGAAGACAAAATACCTAACGAATATTTCATCGATATAAAAGTATTGACGGATAGAGAGATTAATACCTATAAAAGAGAATTAAAATTTCAAATAGTTAATAGAAAATGAAAAAGGTAACAATCACTGAAAACGAACTGATAGAAATAATCACTAGAGTAATTAGTGAAAAGAAAAAATCTAAAAAGAAAAAAAAGAAGAGCACTACTTTATGTGCAAGAGGTAAAAACGCGGCGAAAGCTAAATATGATGTTTACCCATCAGCTTACGCTAACGGTTACGCCGTCCAAGTGTGTAAAGGTAAGATGCCTGGTTTAGACGGTAAAAAAAGATGTTCAGGTAAATATTGTTCGGGTAAAAAATAATTTGTATATTTGTTATATATAAAAAAAAATAATGTATCGAAATACAACTTATCATTTTGTTAAAATTGTTAATGGGGAAGAAAAACTCATTATAGAAACCGAGTCTTCTTGTTTAGAAAGGGCTTTAGATTATTTCTACCTAATGGTACCTAAGGCTTATGGGGATAAGAGCTATACTATTAAAATTAAAAAAGATAATATTAGAAACGTTGCCAGTGAATGGGACTAAGTAGTTTTTGATATAACCCATTTATACCCTACATCTCCACCATTTAATAACCAATTAACATACTCCATATCTTTTTGTGGTTTTCCTTTAAACGTTTCATTTAAAGTGATTGTTTCTTTTTTACTGTCAAAAAATTGTTTTAATTCTAATAGTTGGTTTTTAGAAATTACGTTATTCTCAACTATCTTTTGAGTGACTCTATTAATTCCTTTAGAGTATGATAAACCCTTTTTCATTTGGCTAATTACCGGCGAAGGGACTCTAATATAATCATTATTTTCTATAATAACGATTTTAAGGTCACCAGAACCTTTAATTACTCTGTGGTATGTCTCTTTATTAATAATATATTTTTGTCCAACCTTAAGGTCCTGGGGTAACTCCTCATCCATTTGAAGCTTCCAACCGTCACTTGATTCTACAAATATAATACGGTCGTACTCATCTTTGTGCCATTTTAACTCTTCAGAGTTAACGGATTCATTAAAAACTCTACGTTTTTTATTATGTGATAGTTGTGTGTCTGAATATATCATTACCAAAATCTACCTGAGACATTTTTACCAAAATCTTTATGTGCTCTACACGCCCAATAACCCGCCTTAGTTTTGTCTTTTTTCTTAGCACACTGATGTCTAGCCGCAAATGATTTACGAGCACCTGGGTCGTTCCATTTAGCTGTCATAACAGGTGACCCATAAGAAACTTTTATAACTTTACCCGTTTTGGGGTTTTTAACGTACACATACCACTTTTTAGGTCCACCTGACTTAGGTTTGTTTAAACTAACATCTTTACCTTTATATTCGGCCTCATCTATTTCATTGGCATATGTTCCATCCCAACTAAAGGATTGTTCGTTTACCATTGGAAAATCAAATGGTAATCTTTCACCCTTATAATTAAAAAATTTACCTCTATCTGATTCTAATAACTCGATTTCTTCTTCTGACCATTCATTATGACCATCATTATATAACTTACGACCCTCATTAATCACATCAAAGTATTTGGGGCTACCATATCTAAAAACATTTTCAGTTAATGAAATACGATTATCAATATGATATTGTAATTCTTCAGATATTACGGTCTTTTCTTTAGTGTATGACTTTAAAACCGATTCAATTAATTTAGTATCATCGACTAAATCCTCATCCTCTTTTTCGGGTTCACTTAACGGTATGGATACATCGTCAAAAGAATCTAACGTTTTTGGTTGTAATGGTGGGTCTAATAAAAATCTTTGATTAATCCAACTTCTTAATTCATTTTCAACAAAAAATTCAGGAACAGGTTTATCATCTGGCTCGTTTGATGCTATTTCTGAAATATGATAAGCGAATTTTAGTTTGTTTTCATTATTCATTAAATTCATTAACCCATCACTTATAAAAAATATTTGACTAAACGGGTCCACAGGATTAATATCTCCTTCAGCAAAACTAAATACCTTCATAATTGCCTTCGCCCACCAAGATTTATAGGATGACGTTTCTTTTAATGTTGGACCTATTAGTTTATTAAGTGCTCTAACTGCAGATGTAAACATTCCCGCTACGGCAATTTGTGGTATAAACCAAGGCATTAAACGTATAAATGCTTTAAATCCACCTTCACCTACATGTTTAGCTAATCTTTTATTTTTAGCTCCGTTAACGATACTTCTTAATTGTCCAAAAGTAATGGGTCCTTGAGCGTTACAGAATTTTTTAGCGTCACAAATACTTTTAACTACTTTACTTGAAACATTAACGTCGCCCCCTAATTCCTCTAATACTAAGTTAACTAACTTATCTATTGATTCATTTTTCTTTTTATAATTCTTCACTTTAATTCTTGTTGGTTTTTGACCTTTCCCTGTTTGAGTATCTTTCTTTTCTTTTTCTCGTTTCCTACGACAAGCCGAGTCTTTATCTTTCTGAGACATTTTACCTGCAACACCAGCACCTCGACATACGGGATACGCTCCTTTGTCTGCGTCTCCACGACCACATGGCGGGTGACCACCACCTTTTTTCTTTTTACATATATTAACCCATGGACCCTTTGGTTGTGAGGAACCTTTCTTTTTTTTCTTCTTTCCAAACCAAACGGCTAAATCTTCTGTTAAAATATATTCACTCATACTTGATTATTACTATAATTTTATTATCTATTAAATAAATATAACGAGAAATAAACTTATTCATTAAATAAAAAAACAAAATGGCTAAAGCTAAAAAGACAACGTCTGACGAGACAAAAAAACCAACAGCTAGAAAAACTAGAACTAAAAAAACTGAAACTAAACCTGTAGAGGAAAAAGTGAGTGAAGTTTTAGAAGGTCAAGGTACCGAACAATCTGTTGATGAACAACCAAAACCTATTGGAACATTATTTGACACTATAAACTATAGTAATCTTCAAGATTTAGATAAGTTTGTACAGAACTTAAATGGTGACCAATCATTGTACTGTGTGGTACACGCGGCTAAATCGGCACACAAACGAGGTGCATTTAGTATTGAAGAGTCTGAAGTGATTTCAAGAGCTATCAGAGTGTTAACTACACCTCCTGAGGATAAAGAAAAATCAGTTCCTGACCCTGAAGTACACAAAGCAGATTAATTAAATTAAAAAGGGACATTGTCCCTTTTTTTATGCAAAAAAAATACATTATGACTAGAAGTGAAATAAGTACAAAAATTGTGAAAAATGAAATGATTATGATGAGGGCACGTAATAATGGTCATAAACCAAATGATGGTGATAAATTTCAACCATTAAGAATTGAAAATGAAATTTTAAGATGTATGTATTTTGGGGAAGACTCCCCTCATTGTATTAGAAACTATACAAATAAAAAAGGGGACCAATAAGGTCCCCTTTAATATTCCTATTAAGATATATTATCTTAAAGAGTTCAAGTCAAATGTTCTAACACCATCAACTACGATTCTACCATAGAAACGGTTATTAACCATTTTCTTAGCGTATCTCGTCATAATACCCTTTATCGGAGTAAAGTTGAACGGGTTATACATTGTAGGTGTCAACTGTAATGGTACATACGGTGCGTAAACGTACCCTGTATCCAATAATGAAGAACCTTTATGTCCCAATAAAACAGTGTTTGGTGGGAAGTAAGGGTCTCTGTACACTTGGTATCTACCTGATAATGTACCTACTCTTTCAATACCCATGTTGTATTGGTCTTGGTCTGGAGCCGCATTTGATACGTGGAAGTATTCCAAGTCATCAAAGATAGCTGAAATTTCCGAAGAAACAACAATCCAGTTAGCTCCACCTCTTAATGTAGATTTGTGAATTTGAGCTGAGATTTGGTTAATCGCAGTAATCAATGTCTGATTCCAGTCTTTTTGGTTATAGTTAACTGAACCATTAGACACTCTCTTCCATCCGTTGTAATCCCAACGTAATGTCCAAGCCGCACCTTTTCTTAAGTCTCTTAAGATTTCACGGTCAATTTCAGCAGCCACTTGTTCTGATAATAAAGCTGTTAATTCAGCCTCAGCATCAATGTTATGGAATGCAGAAACATCTTGTGCTAATTCTGGAGACCATTGTGCTCTTAGTTTTCTTTCTGTAACCGATACAGTAACTGCATCAAGGTCAAAAGAAACTTCACCCATTTGGTCTTCGAATTCTAAGTCAGCATATACTCTGTAAGTCGCACCAACCGTAGGGTTAGCCGCGAATGTAGTACCTGTATAACCATCGATTGAACAGTTAGCACATCCAACAACAGGTGTTGAAGTATCAACTGATAAATAAATTACACCGTCAGCAGTACAAATATCATCATACTTACCACCTGGTCCTGTATAGTTTCCTGGAGGGAAGTTAGTTTGAGATTCGTTACCGTATTGAACGATACCTTTACCGTACTTCTGTGTTACCACGTTAAAGTTAAAGTAATCACCACCTATTTGTACTTCTAATGATGCTAAGAAATCCTCAGTATCTTGTTCGTTACCTGTAGGTCCGATTAATTTACCTTGACCTGCAGATGCAAATCCTGATAATGCAACTAAAAGTGTTCTTTGGTTACCTGCATAATCACCTGCAGCCGCAACTACTAATGATGAACCATCCCATTTTACTAATGTGGTATTAGCAGCAATTCCTGAAAACGCTCCTTTAGAGTAATCGAATAACCCAGCTGGGTCTGAATTCGGTGCAGAACCTTCGTAAAATCTATCATAAAGGTTTTTACCTGAACCGTAGTTTACTGACGTACCAGAAGGACCATTAGGTGCTCCGAAAGGTGCAACATGTGTTCCATCAGCATTTCTGTTCTGAATTTTAGGTACAAAGTAGAATAATTTACCGATTGGTAAGTTCATCGCTTGTACTGATACGATATCATTAGCTAATAATTTAGAGAATACTCTTCTAATGATAGGGAAGACTACTGTTTCAAATGAACCTGAGTTATCTGAAGCAGATGCTTCGTTAATTAAGTGAGACGCTTGGTTTTCATATAATTGTGCCATGTTCTCTTTTACGTGACCTTTAAGACCCTCTAGGAATCCTAATTTGTCCCATTTGTTGATTGTGTCTTCTTTGATAACTTTAAGGTGTTTTAACCCAATATTACCAACAAGACCTGATTCTAATAATGCTCCCATTTTAGTATTTGTTTTTTTTAAATTTTATTTTTGAAGTTTACCCATTAAATCCTTCATTCTCATGAACTGAGGATTTTCGTAAGTTTTACTTTCGATAAGATTTGTAGCAGAACCTTTAGATGGTGATTTCTGTACTTTAGATGCAACTGATTCAGTTACAACTGCAGAACTTCCTTTCGAGTCTAAATCTTCTTTTACAGTCTTATAAAGACTTTTCGATTCCTTGATTGTTTCAGCAGAATCAAAACGTCTTAAAATGTTTATTTTTTCTTGTTTTGTTGTCGAATGCTCAGTAAACAGTCGAGTAGCGTATGCTAGATTTGAATTGAAAACAGCAACTTCATTAAGTTTTTCTTTAAAGATGTTAAGTGCCTTACGGTACTCTTCATTTTTTTCTCTTAATTGTTTTACTTCTTTCTCAAGTGATTCATTGTACCTTGCTCTATTAGGAATAGAATGTGGTTTTGAAAGTCCTTTAGATTTATCAGAAGATGCTTTCTGTCCAGCAGCGTGACTTCTCACCATACCTTCTTTAGCCTCTTCGTAATCTTTGTGAGATTTTGAATCATCACCTTTTTTACCTCCGAACTCTTCATTAGATTCTTCATAATCCTTGTGAGATTTTGAGTCGTCTCCTTTTTTACCTCCATACTCTTCGTAATGTTCCTCTTTGTGATGTTCTTCAGCATCGTGGTGTGCGTCTTTTTTCAACTTCTCAATTTGTGAGTAGTCGTCTTCAGCTGCGTCACCATAATAGTTTCCGTCATCCTCTCCGAGTTCAATTTCATAAACTACTTCGTCTCCTTCGTTAGATTCTTCATAATCCTTGTGAGATTTTGAATCGTCACCTTTCTTACCTCCGTATTCTTCATTTGATTCTTCATAATCTTTGTGAGATTTTGAATCATCGCCTTTCTTACCTCCGAATTCTTCGTTAGATTCTTCGTAGTCCTTATGAGATTTAGAGTCGTCACCTTTCTTACCTCCGAATTCCTCCATTTGAATTTGATATTCAACATCAGCCTCATCATCTTTAAGTGTGATTTCGTCACCGTCTTGTGTAACAACGATTCCGTCTTCTTCACCCATAGCTTTAAAGACCTTAAGGATTTCTTCGTCAGATGCACCTGTAAGGTCAAGTGGTAAAAGAATTTCTTCTTCGTCATCCACTTCTAACTCATCACCTGGTAAATCCATCATAAGCATATCATCAGTATCAATTTCCATATCATCCTCATCCTCATCGGATTCGTCTTCAATGTCCATGTCAACATCTAGTTCCATGTCGTCTTCAATGTCAAGTTCGTCTTGTTCTTTTGTTTCGTGCTTTACAGATTTCTCCATATCGTCACCTTCTTCCATTTTTTCACCTTCCATTGCTTCAACAGACACTTCGTCTTCAATCTCTTCTTCATTTAGAGATTCTTTTACTAATTCACTGATTTCTTCCTTCATAGTAGAAGCAAGTATTCCTTTTGCATTCTCCGTAACGGCTTCCTTCAAATTTTCCATTTGTAGTAGCGCTTCTTCAACTAAGTTTTGTTTTTTTTGTGCCATTTTAGTTATTTTTTTGCAAAATGTTTATTTATAGTTTTTATAATAAATATACACGAATTAAAAAAAAATCACTTTATAAAACAATAGGCAAAAAAAAATCGGGGTTTACCCGATTTTAATTTTATAATATGTATGTGAAGTATTACTCGATTACTTCATCAATTTTACTTTCGACACATGCAGATATTCTCCAATCGTGAGTAAAACCTTCAAAGGCTTTAGTAACTTTAGCCTCAACATCTGTTACGTTAAAACCTTTAACTAATTTTTCTTCTCTGATTTTTTTAATCTTACCTGAATGCTCGTCTGGCATATCATACTGAATTTTTGCTACAAAATACTTTTCTTCCATTTTATTTTTTTTTCTTAGTTTTAATTAATATCCTAAATAATCGGTTAATTTTTTCATTAAGTCAAGTGATTTGTCTAAACCTTTTTCAGGTTCACCATTTACACTTCTTTGTTTTGTCTCTTCTTCAATGTTCTCATCGTACTTCATTCTATCATCTTGATTAAGGAATAAGTAAGCTCCTGGTGTTGATGGTGAAGATACTAAATCAAAACAAATTAATTCAAAATCGTCCTGCACTTCATTCCTTTCACCTTTTTTAACTAAAGAACCTACACCACGAGATGATACCCCCATAGTGACTCCCTGTCTCATAAGATTTGCCGCTTGGTCTCCTGGACATGATACAACACCTGTTTTATGAAAACCTGGTGATGTCAATAATTTTATTTTACCCATTAGAACATTACCTTCCCACCACATATCAGTTATCAAGTGTGATACACGGTCTAAGTCGATAAGTGACGATTCAGGGTGATTAAGTTCTGATATCGATAATCCTTTCTTTATTGCCTCTTGGTATTTTTCACCTTCTCTCCTTAATATTGATTCGGGATATATTCTACCGTTTCTATTTGGTGTGTCGTATTTTTGTAATACTGCGTAAAACTCAAAAGGTTTAGAATGGTCTAATTGACCGTATGATTCTTTTATAATATCGGCGTTACGTTTATCGTTTGGGTTTATAAAACCGGCATCCCACTCAATTAAAATCCCTTTACCCGTATCATTTGGTCCTAATATTTTCATATCTTTTATTTTATAAATATGCTACGTTTAGTATTCCATCGAGATAAAAACGTCCCATTCACTTATTCTAATTGGAGTTACTCTTAATAATTGGTTTATTTTGTCACTAACGAATATCTTATATTCTGTTGTTAAAACAGAATCGTCACCTTCTCCTGAGAAAAAAACGTAGTTATTCGCGAAGTCTGTAACTTCCTGTCCTTTATAAATTACTTTACCAATTTCAACCCGAACACTTATATCTTCGTCTTGAATATCACCTTCTATCATAACACTACTTGGTAAAATAAAAGTATCCCCATAACCAAATTCATATATAAATTTTTTAGGGTCTATAAGATTATTAAGATTATCTACAAGCGTATTTGCTTCAAATAATCTTAATAATTGACTTTCATTAATTACGACTTTCATTTAGTTGTTTTAACTATAAATAGATTAAACAGACTGTTTTTTAGTTTTATGTAGTATAAAATATTTTGATTTCATTAACGGATACCCATATAATGTATTAACTATTTGTTTTATCCTGTCTCTAAGTATCAACGATTTAAAGTCTATTTGTTCTTTTACAAATAATGTTACCTCTAAATTCATAAAACTTCTTTTACCTAATTGTATACCACTACTTCTTAAATCTAAATCGACTATGTTATGTTTTTCAAATAATAACGGGTCCACCGATTCTAATAAGTGATGTTTAATGTCCCTCTCTAACATACCTGTCGTTCTAACCCAATTATGAGCCGTCATTGTTGGTTCCACCCAACTTTGTATGAGAATATAAACTGATTTTAATTTTTTTGCATCTACTGTTCCATAACTACATTTCGCGTTTTCGTATCCCGTTAATTGGGACGTTTTTCCTTTTTTCATATAAATTCATAATATCTAATGTTTATTTGTTCGTTAAAAATATAACTATAAAAAGTACGATTGTCAAAATATTGATAAGTTGAATATATTTATTATAATAAGTCATATATGTTAATAATAGAAATAGGAAAAAAAGAAAATATCGAAAGAGCCTTAAAAAGGTATAAGAATAAAGTTTATAAGACTAAACAGTTGAATAGGCTTCGAGAGGAAAAAGAGTTTACTAAGAAGTCTACTAAGAGACGTAAACAAAAACAAAAAGCCATTTATATCCAAAAAATAAAGGATTCAGAAATCTGAACCCTTTTTTTATTTTATATATGTAATTTAAAGTTATAAACCGTGTTCTAATTGTTTTAACTTATAAAGTGAAGTTAATGAAATTTCGGACTCATTAATATGACTTATAGTCTGATTTACTTTTTCATGTAAATCTTCATCATTCGATTCATTAATTTTTTCAGTTAATTTTTCTAATACAATACTTTTAGAATTTACAATCTCTTCAGCTAATTCAGTTTTAGAGAGTGATAAAAGAGCCTTTAATTCTTTTTTATCTTCCTCACTGATATCACCATATTCCTTATTAAATGTGTTTGTTGCTATTTTTAACATAGAACTTAAAGGAATGTTAACTGATTCGTTAATTTTCACATCATCTTTATTTTCACCTAATAACTTTTTTATATTATTTTTACACTCTAAAACTTCTTCTAAGTTTCTAACCGAGTTATTATAAACTACAGTATCAATATCGGTATAGTTGTTATCTGAATTATTTTTTAATCCTTCAGAAACCCACATATTAATTTCTTTAATTTTTTTATCCTCAGTAGTTAATATATCTTTTATTGTTTCAATACATTCATTTACGTAGTCATCAACAATTTCTTTGGATAAACCTTTTTTCTTGGAAAGTTCATCATAAAGAAAATATGCTTCAGCAAGTTTCTCGTTCTCAATTACATGATTTTTAAATGACTTCATATTGGTTTTAAAAGAATTTTTACCATATGACTTAGTCATTAAAGATTCT